TCAGCAGCCTGCTGGGTCCAAACCCACAGGTCGCTGCGATGCCGCAGACGCCGGACAGCCAGGACCTGGCAGGTGCGACCAACGGTTTGATGGAGTGGGCGTTCCGCTCGGTCAACATGCGGCGTCGGTCTGCTCTGGCGCTCATGGACGCGGTGCTCTGCAAGCGCGGCGTCTTCAAGGTGTCGTGGGACAGCAAGAAGGACTGCCCCGTCCTGAGCAACCCGAACCCAGCGACGGTGTTCTTTGACCTCAGCGCGCGGGACAACAACGACATCCGGTACTGGATCCAGGCATGCCCGCTGACGCCATCAGCCTACAAGGCCAAGGTCAAGTCCGGCCGGTATGAGCCGAATGGGGAAATCAAGCCCGAGGCGCTCCCGACCTGGATGCTTGATGATGTGCAGAAGACGTCGATGACGACGTTCTCGGGCACCGACAAGCGCATCATGATCTACGAGTTCTACGACCTCGAGAGCAACACGGTCGTCCACTACCACAAGGGGACCGACCACGTGCTGTTCAAGGGACAGCTGGACTTCGTTCCGTTCAGCATGTTCTCTCTGAACCACAGCGGCATCGACTGCACTGGTCTCTCCGAGGTCCAGCTGGTCCTCGACCAGCAGACGAACATCAACCAGCTGCTGACCCTGTGGAAGCGCATCACCTACCTGAACGTCCCGAAGATTCTGTACGATGCCGGGAAGATCGACAGCTCCACGCTCGACAAGGCGATGGAAGCAATGGTCGGTTCGTTCGTGCCAGTCGACGCAGAAGGCGTGGACGAAATGCGGAACTTCGGAGCGCTGTTCTACGAGATGCCTCGTCCCCAGGTACCCGAGGCCATCATCTCGTTCATCAGCCGTCTGGAGGCTGACGCAGCCTTCCAGAGCGCGCTGGCAGAAGCCGCGCGTGGCCAGGTCGCCGGAGCCAAGACCGCCACTGAGATGGCCATCATCGACGCGCAGATGCGGACCAGGCTGGCGACCCGTGAGGGCCACCTGAACACCGCCCTCGAAGATGTCGCTGCGAAGATGTTCTACCTGATGCAGCGCTACATGAAGAAGCCGAAGATGGTTCGCCTCTCCGGCAGCGATCTGTTTACGCACCTCGGTACCCAGCAGCTCAAGCAGCTGCAGATGGACTTCGAGATGGTGTCGTACAACCCCATCCGAAAGAACCCCGCAGTGCTGCTCGAGACCCTGCAGGCGATGATTCCACTGCTCGCCCAGGCTCCGAACGTCGACATGTTCAAGCTGTTCGAGGAGCTCGTCAGCGGTCTGGGTCTACCCAACCGCATCATCATCCCCGAGGCTCAGGCCCGGCAGGCAATGGCGCAGGCTCAGCAGGCCGCCGCGGCTCAGCAGCAGCAGGTCGCCAAGGGCGGTGCTGCCGTTCGCGAAGAGCCGCAGCAGCCGCAGCAGCCCGGCGGTCAGCAGCCGACCGAGCGGTCCGTCTCGCAGGCTGAGGCCGGTGGCGAGATGGATGACCTTCCCCCCGAAGTCCTTGCAGAAGTCCAGCGTCTGGCTCAGATGCAGGGCCAGAGCCCGCCCCAGTAGGAGACCGACATGGCCGAGCAGATTTCATTTTACGACCGCCTGAAGTCTGACTTGTCGGACGAGGCGATTCGTCCGACAACCCCGCCGTCTCCTCAGAGCCGCGCGGCCACTTCGTTTGCGACTAACTACCAGCTGGGGGCAGAGCCGGGGAGGATAACTCAAAGTATCCTCGACAAAGCGAGACGAGAGGGTGCGGTTGACACAAGCGACTTGACGCGTGCGGCCTTCGAAGCAAATCGCATGGCCGAAGACATGCTGCAGTCACCTCGAGCGCAGACAGACCCTACGTTTCGCGCGCGTATGATCAACAGACGCGACAACATGGCCAACCTCGCAAGACAAGTCGATGTTACTGACGAACGAAGCGTTCGGGGAGCCACCAACCGACTACGCGCCCTTGCCCAGTCACCAACAAGCTCGCGAGTGCCGCGCGGTCAGCCTATACCGGATGTCCCGCTCGGGCCTGCTCGCGCTTACACGCCTACGCCGTTGCGGGCTGGAAGTAAAGTCGGCCCAGCCATCCGCGCGGATGAAGCCTTGATCAGGCGTGTAGGTGATCGTGTCAGTGGGATGGACGTGAGCAGCCCGACATACGAAAGTGACCGGGTGCTGTCTGAGTCGTTTGACGAAGTTAGTCGCGCAACCGACAGAATAACTCAGGCGGATCTGGACGATTTCAATCGGCTTAAAAAAGAAAGGCAAATCCTTAGCGGAATGCCTAGAAACGCAAGGAAGAAGCTTAAGCGTAGCATGCTGCCTCCGTCAGACTCTCTTAGCCCACAACTCGACCTGTACCGTAACACCAAGAACCTGATCAAGAGCCACGGCACTGACGCTATTCGCGCCGGGAAGAGCGCACTGGGCAGCCCCGCTGTCAGGCGCGGCCTCGGCGTTGCCGCAGGACTCCTGGGGTCAAAGTTCGCGCTGGCTGCGACCAGCGGCGGAGCCGATCTCGTGATGGAACTTGCCGTTGGTGCTCCGCAGGCGTTTATCGAGGGCTACAACCGCAGCCAGGACCCCTACGAGCAGGTCAAGTACGTCGCAGAGGGGTTGGGTCCGATTGACAAGTTGCAGAGTAAGTCGCTTGCCTCGCTGAGTTACGACGACGTGGTTCGTCTGCAGCAGGAAGGTCACCTGACCCCCAAGGCTGAGCAGCAGTACCGCCAGCACGTGATCGAGACCGAAGGTTTTGACCCTAACGAAGTTTACCTCATGGGAGCTGGAGTTAAGAAGCCCAGGGTTGTCCTCGATGAAATCGAAATCACTGCCGATTCTCGCGCGGAAGACTAACGAGTTTCGTATCTCACGACCTCATCGGCAAGAGCGTTTACGCCACACCGCGGCAGGAGTACAAGATGGCCGACAAATACGAAGAAACAAAGGCAGACGCTCTGGCTCGTGCGATGCAGCGAGCACGGTACGCCAAGTTGCGAGAAACGTACCCCGAGATGGAAGAATCTCGCGGAGAGGCGTCGGTTCGCGGAGGACAGTCGACGCCGTCTTACGCCGACCCTCGAGTACCCTACCGCTTTGAAGAGCCGCATCCCGACATCGCAGGCATGGAGCAGCCATTCGTATCTGCCGGCGTTCCGATTACCGGTCCCCCGCAAATGCGCAAACGTGACTCCGACAAGTACGGAGCGCGGCCCGTGCCCCACACCCCTACCAGAGGTCCGGGAGAAGTAGAGATCGTAGACCAAGTGGGCCTGCTCTCCCGAGTTCCGCCGAGCGACGCTCCTGACGAGCGCGCAGATTTCTTAAAGCGTCCGTATGGGTATGCGCTTGAAGAGGGTACTCGCTACGCGTTTTCCGAAACTGACACCACTCCTCCGTACCAGATATTGGTTCCAGATGACACCGGCGTAGGAGCTTTTCATGCGGACTTTGAAGTAAGTCGCAGCGACAAGGCCAACGCCGTCGCCTTCGACGCTCTTATGGATTTGGAAAACCGAGCAAGTAAGCGTAGCGACATGTCCCCCGAGACACGCGAAAAGTTCGATAACCTGATGGAAGCGAAGGCCCGCGCCAAGTTGTCGGCAGCTGGTTTCCCTCTTCCAAGAAGTACAGGCATCGATTCCTTGTACACGTACCTGCGGAACGAGTTTAACGCGGGCCGGTTCGGCAGAGGCGCGGCGTTCAAGTACGACAGCCTTAACGAGGCGCTGAACCCCAATCCCTACAAAGATCGCGCGGAGGACTAATGAGTTTCGTATCTCACGACCTCATCTGCGAGAACGGTCACGGCATGCCCGCCGAGGTCTACCGTCGATCTGACGGGCCGCCTCCGTGCGAGCACTGCGGTGCTCCGACTCGCATCGGCTGGTTCAGCGGAGCCGCGCCTTCGTTCACGGGCTTCGGCTCCATGAACATCGACGGCAAGGAGATGTCGACCGGAGACTTCGAAGTCTACCGGCGTGGTCTCGAAGCCAAGAACCCCGGCAAGCACGTCAAGGTTGATGCGTTTACTGACAAGCAGGTCGATCGTCGCATCGAAGACCGTAAGTCTCGGCTTGCCGCCAGCCGCAAGGCGCGCGGCATCGACGTAGCCGCCGTAGCCGAACAGCGCGTTGAGAGTGCTGTGAAGAAGCTGGAAGCCGCCGAGCGTGGTAACCTTTCGTCGAAGGCGGTCGAGGCCGCTCGTACCAAGGTCGTAAAGACCGCCAACTCGTTCAAAAACATCGCGTGAGGTGAATCATGGCTCTCTCCCCCGCCGCCAAGCGGCTCAAGAACCTGAAGAAGGGCAAGAAGTCCGACAAGCCAGAAATGGACGAGAAGGACGACAAGCCCAAGGCTGAGGCCAAGGACGACAAGGGCGGCGATAAGGGTGGAGAGAAGTCTCTCGCTGACATGCTCGACGAGAAGATGGGCGGAGAGGAAGAGATCGAAGAGACCGCCGTGACCGAGTCTGTCGAGATGGGCGGTGCCGACGACGCCAACATGGCTGGCGGAGACGCTGCCACGGACCCCGTCAAGGTGTTCGCTGACGTCCTCGACCTCGACGACATCACTGCTCAGGCAGTCTACGGCGAGGCCATGGCAATGGCTGACCTGGCAGACATGTCTCCAGAGCAGATGGCCAACAAGATCAAGGGCAACTACGACATGCTCAAGAAGATCATCATGAGCATGGGCGAGAAGGCCGCTATGGCCATGAAGGACGAGATGAACCAGCCAATGGACATGGGTGGCGGAATGCCCGCTGGCCCTGACATGGGTGGTCCGCCGATGGGTGCTCCGGCTCCCGGCGGCATGGGCCCAATGGCATAAACCCGCGAAGGAGTAGATCGTGGAAACCGAAGTGAGCAACACCCCCGAAGCTGTCAGCGCAACCGATGACTCTTCATCGGTAGAGAGTGCGTCCCCTACTACCCCGCAGTCAGACCCACCGTCTGCCTCAGCGGACTCTGGCGCAGGCAGCGCCTCCCCCGAAACTCCGTCCTCTACGCGGTCACAGGCTGCGGAGTCTTCGGGGGAGGCATCTTCGGATGCGGGGATCGTAGAAGAGACCGCCGTCTCGTGGAACGGCGAGATTGACTCTCTCAATAAGGCCGAGTGGTTCAACAGCATCGACGAAAAGCACCGCAACGTGCTTCTCGATGGCATGCAGACCAAGTACAAGCATCTCGAGAGCGGCTTCACCAAGAAGACGCAGGAGATGGCTGAGTTCCGTAAGGCCGCCGAGGAGAAGGAGCAGCAGCTCGCCTCAGAGCTCTCTCGTTACAAGCGCTGGCTGGACACGGGAGAAGACCTTGGGACCCAGGCGCTGCGCGAAGCCGACGAACTCCGGCAGAAGCTGGAAGGAGCAACGGCCGAGCGTGAAGCAGCAGAGAGGGTCTTGCGCGAACAGCTCGCACAGGAGTTCAGCCAGCAGCTGAGCCCCGTCGAACAGGAGCGCGACCAGCTTCGCCAGCGTCTCGAAGAATCTCAGCGCGTCGCCGCTGAGCAGGAGCAGGCACGCAACCAGGAGGTCCTACAGGGCCTGGTCAAGTGGGTCGACCAGACCGCACCTGACCTCTGGGGCGATGACAACGAAGAAGCTCTGACGATGTTCACGACCTTGCTTGAGACTGGCGCGGCACAAGACCCCCAGACTGCCCTCAAGATGGTCGGAGCTCTTCACCCCAAGTTCAACCCAACCGCTCCTGAGGAAATCCCCGCCTCGATCGACGTGATGAACCACGAGTCCACGGCAACCTTCGAGCTGCCTGGAACCGAAACACGACGTGCTGGGTATGACGACCTCAAGCGACAGATGGAAGAGCAGCTGTTTGCTGCTCGCCGAAGAGGCTGACCCATGGCTGCCAAGACCAAGAACGTGCCCACTGACAAGGCTCTCTACGCCCGCGTAAAAGCTGCGGCGAAGAAGAAGTTCAAGGTCTACCCTTCGGCGTACGCCAACGGATGGCTTGTCCGCGAGTACAAGAAGCGCGGCGGCACATACAGGAAGGCGAAGCTCAAGGCTGGCGGGAGGGACTGATGGCAAAGACCAAGGGCGGCCTCGATCGCTGGTTCAAGGAAGAGTGGGTCGACATCAAAACCGGCAAGCCGTGCGGTCGGCAGAAGAGCGAAAAGTCTCGGAAGAGCAAGTACCCCGCCTGCCGGCCGTCGAAGCGTGTATCAAAAGATACACCCAAGACCGCCAGTGAGATGAGTTCGGAGGAGAAGAAGCGCTTCAAAAAGACCAAGACGGGGCCGAAGCGTATCCCATACCAGCACTCCAACCCTGGCCGTAAGCGCTCCAGCACAGCGAAGCGCAAGAAGTCGGGCAAGAAGAAAAAGCTGGTTATCTCAACGTCTTGATGAAGTTCATCATCACAGGCTACCCGCGCTCAGGGCATGGGTGGTTGGCGAACTACCTCTACAAGGGAGGTAGTGTCGTCGCTCACGAGGGCGCCCTGTCCTTCCTGTACGAAGACAGGACCATGCGGCAAGCTCACGTCGCTGCTCTCCGCAGCCTCGACGGTGACTGCTCATCTTCGTGGCTGCTGTACCCTGACCTGCTCCGCATGGTGCCCCGCGTTGTGGTGATCGAACGACCACTGGGCGAAGTAGTTCCGAGCTACCGCAAAGCGGTGGGAAACGTCCCGTTCGCTGAGCGCAGGATGTTTGACAGCCTGTCTAAAGGGTTCAAGGACGCCCTGCTGCTGCACCCTCTCGTACTCCCGTACGAGACTCCTTACTCGCTCTCGACCATCGAGCGCATCTGTAAATACATCGGAGAAGACTTCGACCTGGTACGGTTTGCGCTGCAGCGTCACACACGTGTGTTACAGGATACAGGCTCAGCCCTCAAATCGCTGGAGAAATGACCTTGCCTGTTCTGCACTCAAGCCTGCCCGATGAAGTCTTCTACTGCTATGTCCGCATGCGGTACTTCTACCAAGGAAAGCTGCCCCAGAATCATGACCCCGTGATGAAGGCCGCTGTGTACGGCGTGAGAAGCCGTTGCGGCAAGGCCTTGGGGTTCAACGTGATGCTCGAGAACGGGGCATCTTGGGCCGGTCCTGGCGTCCCTATCAGTGCGCTGTGCCACACCGGGGCCAACAACGAGCTTGACCCTGCGGAGGTGAAGGAGATCCCTCTCCGCAACCTTCAGGCATGGGATTGTTTTGGCGAGAACTTCAGCGTCGAAGTGTTTCGCGGGCTGCCTGCCATGGTGTGGGTGCGCCTGCCTCGCAGCAGTGAGGTTGTTCGAGGCAGCTACCTGTGGACGATCGACTGGTGGGGCAACGGCTACAGCGACACGCCGTGGCAGCACAAGCAGGGACACTTCATCGCCCTGGACAACGGCAACTTCTGCCTGGTGCCCAACAACTACTGCTGCTTCCACGACCCGAGCTTCACCGACCCGTTCATCCTGAAGAAGGATGCGATTCCGCAGTTCAAGGAGAACAAGTTCGACTACTCTGTCGAAGACAGCTGGGTCGTCGAAGGTGCCGGCCAGTTCTTCTACCAAGACCGGGACTGACCTTACGCCCCGTGCTATGCTTCGGCTGCGAGGTCTATCATGGGCATTTACACCGTTGTCAACGCAAACGCAGACGTTGATACAATCAACACGTCGTTTGCGGCGGCGAAGAACATTCCGCTCGTTCTGAACACGCCACACCCGACTCGAGTTGTCGGGCAGCCGTTTGTGGGCCACCTCGGCGCGCTCTATGTCGACGTCACCGTTGCGTCCGGTAGTCCGACCAAGTTGACCATGAGGATTTGCGCGGTCGCCGACGCTGACCAGCCCATCATCATTCCCGACACTGAAGCCACCCTGGCTATCGGGGTCACGAGCTCCGCCGAAGCATCGGCGACGTACAGCATCGACATCCCCTACTCCGACCTGTCTCGCACAGACACCGTCTACGCCTTCTTCAAGGTCGATGCGGGAGAAATCAACGTCGACACCGGATTTGTCCGTCTGACCTGGACTGACTGATGCCAATCGCTCCCGTATTCCCAGGAGCGAGCGCAGGCGGTGGCACCACTACGGCGCTGCCGGACTGGGTGTCTATTGACGTGACAGACGGCACATGGACTGCGAGTGACCCAGGCGGCAACAGCCGCACATCCGGCGTCGCGGTCAGCAACGGAACAACAACGGTTACGTGGGCGGGCTTCACGGCAGGAAGCAGCGACGCGTTTGCTGGAAGCAGCACTTACGACGGACTTCGCTACTACCAGGAGCTGAAGTACGCGGACGGGACTGCAGTGCAGGTCAGCGACGTCGGATGGACCGTAGAGACCTGGGTCGATATCCCGACCGTCTCTGGGTGCGCTCGGACACAGTTTGCGCTCGGCATCAGTAGCAGCCCGACGAACACGTCTGCGAGCACGATCAACCTCGCCGCCATGTACTGGAGCCCAGACCGGACGGACGGCGTTCCGCTCCTCGGACAGGTACGCACCAACGCGAGCCCGCTTACCGAGTTCAACAGCGCGAACCGCTATTGCTACGGGCGGTTTGGGCATATCAAGGGCAAGGTCGGGCAGGCGTTTGGCTGGCCCATTCGCTCGGACGGAACCGGCGGCGGATTCAAGCAGCGATCGACGACGTCGTACAGCGGAACGATTTACCTCCAGCTCAACATGGGCGCCCCCAACGGGCGAACGATTGGCGCTGGTGACACCAACGTGTGGGCGGCCTACTACCGGGTAATCAAGACTCCGATTGGGCCCGAAGGGAACCGACCATGACCGTTTTGCGTGAGGACATTGACGTCAGCACAGCGATTCAGGGAGAGTCTGAGGCTGTCGTGCTTGTTCGATCTGCGTGGGACTCTGCGGTGTGGGACACCGTGCGGGGAGAAATCGAAGCCCGCATCGCCGCCGGTCAGACCCCAGTGATTGCCTCACACCTTCAGCGACTCGGGCTATACGACGTCGTTGAGCTCTTGGCGCGGTACCCCGAAAGCTACGGGAGCGACTGATGCCTATCGCTCCTGTATTCCCCGGACCCAGCGCAGGCGGTGGAGGTGGAGGTGGCTCAGCCGTCACTCCGCCCGCTGCCACGTCGCAGTCTGTAAGCGCAGGCGGGTCACTGTCAGCGAAGACGTTTGGGTCCTTTACTGACCCAGACAATAGGATCGACAACTACGTCTCCTCGGTGACCAACGCCTCTGGTTCGGCTTCGGTCAGCGGTAGCGGCCTCGGGGCCTACAGTTTCAGCAACACTGCTAACGGTGACTCTGGGACGTTGTCCCTGACCGCGCGTGACTCGAATAACGCCACCTTGGCCACTGCCACGCACTCGTTCAAGATTGCGGCGTCCGGCGGCGGTATTACGCTCGCTGACCTCGTTGATTTTTCTGGTACAAGTTACAACTTCCTCACGACTGGTGGGTCTGGTGGATCAGGCGGCGCCGGCGCTCACACCGTCGGGGGCCTGTCGGTGACCTTGGACTACCGCAGCACCAGCGGGCCAAGCGCTCTGGCGATGTCTTCAGGCACCATCTCATGTACGCTTGGTAGCGGAAACAAGGCGTACTTGATCATCGACCTCGGGGTCGACGTCGACGACTCCCCATGGGTCGTGAACGGCGTTGCGACAAACGTCGCGAGCGGCGGCAGCAACGCGTCGATCTTCTGGCAGGTCGCCGACGACACTACAATCCCGCACAACTCCAAGCATTTTCAGTGGTTGCTGGGTACTACAGGGGTAACGACGCTGCTTGAGCGCGAATGCAGGAGCGCCCCATCCAACTTCTCCAACGTAAACACGCGCACGATTACGAACTACACGACGACGCCGACGCGTATGCAGGGCATCATTCTCGGCGACTACGTGCAGCTGTCGTTTGACCAAGGGAATGCGTCTCTTCCGGCTGTTGACGGTAAGCAGCTGGGAACGGCGGGACCCAACGACTGGCAATCGAATCAGGCAGCGGCAGTTCCGGGTAATCGACGCTACATCCATATTCAGTTTGGCAACTACGTCGGTTCTGCCGAGTTCAAGATTCAAGCCTACCGGCTGAGGACGTCGTAGCATGGCGATTACCGCGACAACTACCCCTCCTGAGCAGATGATTGACTACGGTGACGGGAACGGCGCATCGGCGCATGCCCGAGTCGTCGTACTGCTCCCTGTCGCCGAGGCCAACGCCCTCGCTGCGGCCCGCATCGCGAGACTGCCTGCCGACCTTCTCGCCGCGGATGCTAAGCCTACCGCCCAAGCTGTAGCAGACGCCCTCATCGCCGCTGGTTATGGGAGTTAAATGGAACAGCATCTTGAAATCATTAGCCTTCTCACGGGACCAGCGTCGTCCGTCGTGCTGCTTGTTGGGCTGGTCTGGTACGCGGCGAGATTCGTCCGAGAAACCGTTGTGCCCGCTGGGCAGGCTCTCGTGGTGAAGCACCTGTCGCAGGTCGACGCCATGATCGAGCAGTCCGAGGCCGAGCGGCTTTCGCACGACGCGGACCGGGTTGCGTGGTTGTCTTCCATGCGCGAGTGCCACGACGCTTCCGCCAAGATTCTTGAGGTTTCAGAGCGGACCGAGCGCAAGGTCGGCGGCCTCTACGGCCGACATGAAGTTCTGCAGGCGAAGCTCGACGCTGCCGCAAAGCCCGCCGCTGGAGCCTGAGATGGTCCTCATCTTGGACAGACAGCACTACGGCAAGCCAGGGCAGAATGACCTGGGTGCTGGCGCTGACCTCGATGGTGACGGTGTCGTTGAGCTCGACGAACGTGAGGCCAACCTCACGCTGCTTTACATCAACGCTGCCAAGCAGCTCGCTGAGGCCCAGGGCCACACGGTCTACGTGCTCGACTCTGGTTGGTACAGCGACCGGCACGAGCAGGCGATTCAGATTGCCCAGTCTCACCCCGACGACATGTGCGCCTACGTGGCTTGCCACCTAAACGCGGGTGGTGGGTCATACTCCCTCGCGCTGCACGACTATCGCAGCCACGGCGGCGAGAACCTGGCGAAGGCAGTCGCGACCGAGATGAGCGTGAAGATTCCTGAGATCAGCCGTCACTTGGTTCGAGCCGCAAGCCCGGACGAGTGGACCAATGGCTACTACACCGTCAAGGGCATCTACGCAGGACCAGGCAACCTGAGTGGCGTATGCTTCGAGCCCGTGTTCATGGACAACGTCGAACACCAAGCGCTCCTGACGCCCGAGGGGCTGGTTCTCCTCGGACAGATTCTCGCCAACGCCTGCATCGCCTGGGGAACCTGATGATTACCAAGATGACCGACATGCTCTTCGACCCCGTGAAGAAGATCAGCTACCGGCGCCTCCTCGCATGGTCCGTGGGCACCGCCCTGTGCTTCTACGGAAAGATTGGCGACGACGCCTGGATGTGGGTGACCATCGCCTTCATCGCAGGCGAAGCCGCCAAGGGCCTCGCTGCGCCCAAGAGCATCAGCAAGGATGACTAAGATGGACCCCGTCACTCTGACCGTCATTGCGGTTGTCGTCAGCGTCGGCGCAGGCTTCGGCGCTGGGTGGGGCCTCAAGCCCGATGACACCCACAAGGCGCTCGAGGCACAGGCGCAGAGCATCGACGCCATCCTCGACGGACAGACCGAGATTCTGGTCGAAGCCAGCAAGCCCGTCGTCATCGACGCCGAGCTTCGCTCCGAACTCGCAGAGGTGCCCGTCCAGTGCCGCACCAAGGCCGGCGGTGACCCCGCCTCAGTGCAGTGCCAGTGGGCCACGTGCCTACAGTTCGGCCAGTCATCGGCCAACCGACCAGAATGCAGTGATATCAGGGACTTGCTCGTCGAGTCGCTGAAGGAGCAGCCCGCATGCGACGAGCCCGTGGCCTCGCCCGAAGAAGGCGAGTAGTCTGGAGACTGTGTTATTCTGCTGCTGCAGAGGTGCGTCTTGGCCGAGAAGAAGAAAAAGAAGACTCCGGCGCTCAACAAGCCGCGCCGCATCCGAAAGGGCGAGCCTTCCTACGGGAAGAAGAAGTTCGTCGTGTTCGTGAAGAAGCCGAACGGCAACGTCGTGAAGGTGACCTTCGGTGATGCCAACATGGAGATCAAGCGCGACGACCCCAAGCGGCGCAAGAACTTCCGGGCACGACACAACTGTGACAACCCGGGCCCCAAGCACAAGGCTCGCTACTGGTCTTGCCAGGCTACCTGGAGCAACAAGAAGACCGTGACAAAGGCAACTGGCGGCTGATAGGCTGCGCCTGAAGGAGGCCGTAAATGGCTCTTACTACTACGCCCCTCGGCACGACTGACTTCCCTGACATCATTGCCAAGGAAACCGACACCGACGAGGTAGGCACCGCCAACATTTTTGACGGCGCGATCTCACTGCACTCGATGGTTCTGGACAACTCCCAGAACTCTGGCCACAACACCTTCTTCAAGTTCTACAACGCTGCGTCGGCTACCGCCGCGAACAGCCTGCCGAACTTGGTGATTCGGGTTGAGCAGTCTGTCAGCACAACCGTCATTATCGCAGATGGCCTGTCGTTCACTACAGGCGTGACCATCCGTGCGGTGCAAGACGAAGACGACACTAACAACGTGGGGCCCAGCCAACCCGCTGCCACCCTCCTCGTGGGGAGCTGAACTATGAGCCTCGTTAATCGCGTACTTCCGGGCAATCTCGCCGGAAACGAAATCTCCGACGCCAACGTCGTCGGCGGCACTGCACCGATTCTGGGCAAAGACGGTGCGACTACCATCTTCGCCGTCTACCTGGACAACAGCGCAGGGTCGGGCGACGCATACCTCCGTATCTGGGATGCGACCTCGGGTAAGACCAGCGGGACAAACCCCGCGCACTTCATCTTCTACGCGCCCGGAAACAGCACGAGGATGTACACGATTCCCCTCGGGCTGACCATCGACGTCGGGATTCTGTACATCGGCGCCAACGCCGCGGGCAACTCCGGCAGCACTGGTCCGTCAACGACACTGCAGACGCGAATCCTCATCACCTGATGGACGACTTCAACAAATACGTGCCCGGACAGGCTTACGCCAATCTCAAGGACGAGATGGCGCAGGAGTTCACGCTCGGACCGTCGAGGCTGCCTACAGGCACGACCACGTACAAGAGTGGCGCAAAGTCTACGACTACGGAGACCCCGTACGGCTACAACCTGGAGATGCGCGGCCCCAAGAAAGCCGTGCAGCCTCCGGCGGTAACGACCAGCGAGAGGTTTACTGACGCGACGGAAGCATTTTTTCGACGGGCCGATGAACAGGTCAAAGACCACGACGATTACGAAGACCGCGTCAACCCGTCTCCGGGCGAAAGTTTTATCGACGGAATGGCAGACATGGCCGAAGAAGATCCGTCTGACGAGGAAGGGCTACCTTTTTCTGGCGGAGAAATCTCAAGCATGGAGTATAGGCGGGCGCTCGACAACCCGCCGGTTCTTCTCGATGACGAAGATTACGAAGATGACGGTGAGTACCTGGCGGAGATGCCGCAAGATGACGGCGAGTACCAGGAGTACCAGGAGGAGATGCCGCGTTAGAAGAGCAGCTCGTCTTGATCGACGTCCCGTTCGCCGATTTGCCGCCCATCACCCGCGATAATGTACTCGAGCTCGCGCAAATCCCACACCGGGAGGCCCGCAGCCGACGAAATGTCGGCCATGTGGGCCACTGACCGCCCGCCGGGCAGCAAAACGACCATTTCTGGGGCAGATTCCAGCAAAACGCGGCGCCGAGACCCCTCTGCGCGGTTGCCAAACAGCAACCAGGGCGCAGGAACGACCCGAACGTCCAAATCCTGCTCCCGACCGAAACGCGCGAGCAACTCTGGCGCCCCTGGGTCGTCCGTCAGGTACATTTCGGCCATTCCGCGCCCCCGAAAGAGCTTGTAGAAGACCTCATACAGCCCATGCACGTCGTTGAAGTGCCGGCCACCGTAGAAAACGACCCTCAAGTGACGCCTCGGATGACCTCTCGGACCACACGGCGTGCTTCAACGCGCTTCTCGAGCGGCCAGGGCAGGTCCTGCGCCCAGCAGTAGTCCTGCGCCCGCCGATAGACCGTGCTGAACGACATGTCGAGGGCGTCAGCAACGTCCTGCCACGTTCCGCGAGACGTCTGCCACAGATAACTGGCCCAGTGGCCAGGTGTTGACTGAGCAATAGGCGCCGGGACCAGCGCGGGAGCACGCTCCACGGGAACGTCGTCACCCGCACGAGCCGCCATCACCTCACCAAGGTCAGCAAACCCTGTCATCGCAACCTCCATCATCCCGGGGACCACATGCCGATGTCGCCCGTAGCTCCCCTCGGCTCGTCCCAGTCTTCTGGGACCATGTGGGCCAGACCCACGTCGGGCGAACGCTGCACGTCGATGCCTCGATTGTAGCTGTCCTTGCCGCCGTAGGCAGGTAGGTCATGCTTCGAACCGTCGGGGTGCCAGTAGAGCTCGAGCATCCGGTCCTCGAGCTGAGCCGCGCATCGGATCCAACCCGCCGCCTCGTAGTATGAATGCATCTCATCTTGCGTCTGCGGAAACTCCCAGCCGCCATGGTCGTAGAACTCCCAACCAATCGGCCGGTCGTACACCCGGACCGGCAAGATGTCCTCCTCGACCTCTTCTTCCTCGACCTCGACCTCAGGCGGCGCCGCAGGGACCTCTTCAGGCTCCAGCTTACCGTGCCCAGGTGTGCCGAGCAGCGCATCCCGCCGCGCCAGCGACTCCAGACCCTCCGCCGCACGTGAGTAACGAACTCCGTCCAGGGCCTCGAAAAGGATGTACCTAAGGGCCGTATGGTCGGTCACGTCACCGCCCAATGCCTGAACCTTCGAGTCGTTTCGAAGGTCGGCCTTGACACTGCTGAGGGACATAAGCTGAGCGTCCGTCAACTTGAGACTGAGGCGAATCGTTTTAGGCATAAGCGCTCCTGTAACACGCACACGAGTGTAACACACCTGTTTTTGAAAATCGGGTCCGATTGAAAAGGGGCCCCCCTACTTTGGGTCCCATTACAAAAGTTTTTTGGTGGTGGGGGGGTCGCACCTCCAGGCCGCCGTGCCCCGCGCCCCTTCCCCCTGTTGTGTTGTGTCGGGTCGGGTGCCGTCCGTCGTAGGGGGGTGGTGTGCCCACCATGTTATATTGATGGTGTACCGAGAATGGGCCCCGCGAAGGGGTGTGACACCGCCGGTACCTTGAAACACGAATACGCGACGATTCGATCTCTTGATCGTGCGGCCTGAGTGCCGCGTATCGTGCCCCCCTTGTGCGTTTCGGCGCCTCGGGATCGGGCGTGCCTTGGATATGGCGTTTCGGCGCTGTTACCCGTGGTGCGTGTGTCCGGGTACGGCGCGCGGTTGGACGGTCAAACGTGGTGAGATCCTGGTGACGGGTCCGTTATGCGGGTTGCCTGTTTGTATCGTCAAGGCTGAGAAAACAGTCTAAGCGTCACACGTACGGTGCCCGTGAGGGTACCGCGCAGCACGCCTATCGCATCGATCCGATCATATGGGGAGCGATAGGGGAGGAACACGTGTGCCATGCGTGAGCATGGTCGGCGAGTCCGAGAGGATCCGGCGCATACATCATCGGTTGTACCCTCCGATCCCACGTGAAAGAACAAAGCGTGTTAAAAGGGGAGACGTGCGCTCATGGCGACGCACGCATGGCGAGGACGGTTTGCCCGTCCCACGGACCCACGTATGGAAGGCCCATGGCTCTTGTAGTCATGGGCCTTTCTTCGTGGCGAGCCGACCGATGGAAACGTCGGAAGCATCAAGCCGTGCCCCTAACCCGAGGACCGTGTGGTCCGACGAATGGGGCGAAGTCGGTACGGAATCCGGCAAGCCATGGAGACTACTATGCTCAACCTCAACGGAATGACCAAGGCCGACCTCTGCAACCTCGCCGCGATGGACCCGTCCATCCAGGTGTCGATGAAGATGAACAAGGCTGCGATCATCGCAACCATGCTCCAGGCCACCGGCCTGGATTCCGAGGAGGAGAGCGAGACGACGACGGAGACCTACGTCTACCCGACCGTCAACGACAGCCCGGCTCCGGTGGGCGGCTACGCCCTCCACCTGGAGGACATGGAGGTCGGTGTCGGGACGGACGGAGTGGCGACCGAGGAGATGGGCAAGGCCATGGTGCAGACCATGGAGGCGACCTACGCCTCGGTCGACACGACCGACGACAAGGTCCGATTCGTCAAGACGAAGGACGGCAAGATCAAGGGTGCCGGGCCCCGGCTGCTCTGCGCCAGCGTGCTCGGTTTCACGACCGAGGACCTCGGCAAGGTGAAGACGTGGGCTACGCGCTCCAACCTGATGATCTTCGGCACCACCACCGGTGCCGGCGGTCGTCAGGCCGATCTGGAGCAGCAGGCCGGTGGTGTCGCGAACCTCGCGGTTCGCAACGCCGAAGGCATTGCCTGCCCGGTCCTCCGCCCCACTGGCAAGCGCCTGGACTTTGCGGTCCCGGTGACCCGTGCGTCCCGTGCCATCGCGGTGTTCTACCGCGACAGCCGGGAGAAGCACGAGGCCATCAAGGACCTCAAGGCTTTCGGCGCGACTCAGATGGGTGTGGTCCCGAGCGGCAAGACCTACGCGGTCCAGTCGTTCGTGACCCCGGAGCAGATCGCACGCTGCCTCGTCCGCCTCGGTGTCGGCCTGCCTTCGCAGGCATCCGACTCCTTCGATGGCCTCGCCGCTACGGCGAAGCCGCTCGTCCTCATCCCCGCTCGGGACCCGGCTGCGGCTGCGGTCCTCGAAGCGGACGGATGGGACGACGACCGGATCAACTCCGGCGTGGCCGCACTCTCGCTCTCGAAGTTCCGGCTGGCAGCCGCTCGTGCCACGGGCCGCAAGGTCCGTGACATGGACGAGTCTGCCCGCATCGCCCAGGACGGGCGGCACCACGAGTGGTCGCTGCGTGACGCCGGTGAGGGTGACCTCGCCGACACGATCGCAGCCACTGCCCGCGCCGCTCGCTGACTCCAGCCATGGGGCGGCCCCTCTCGGGGGGTCGCCTCGCCCCACGTGTCGGAGGCTGTACCGCCTCCCTGACGATGACCCATGGAGGGTCGAAACACGTCAGCCTATCAACCAAGGGACCGCCATGCCCAAAAACCACGACGCTCTCGACTGCGTCGCCGACTTGGACCGCATGCTCGACTACTGCGAGGCTCGCCTTGCACAGTCCGAGTCCATGTGGCTCGAACACGTCGCCAGGACCCGGACCATGGACGGCAACCCTGCCACGCGGGGCTCCGGCCATGGCTGGTCCGACTTCGGCGGCCAGCGTCGAGGCCAGCGTCGCCAGCGCGGCGCTACGCCCAGCCACGGTCGGTACAGCGGCTCCGCCGTTCGACCCAAGGGTCCGGGCGGAGCCATGAACGGCAAGCGCACCCACTTCACGAAGAACGCCGCCCAGCGCGCGATCTCGTGGGGTGACAAGCGACGCCCCGACTGAATCTACGAATCGTAGCGGCAGAGGCGCTGAATCTACAATCAGCAGATCAGCACTTCTGCCGCACGTCGTCGCCTACGACGAGGCCCCGCCCATGCGGGTTCTCGTCGTGGTCGAGGATGGATGACGATTCCTGTCGCACGAGGTCATACGGATTAACTCAGGTTCTACCTGATAGATTTCTGAATGATCAAATGTGTGACTTGTAAAAGGATTCCTAAGCGCGCGAGGATCTACCCCCCATCAGGGGGGCGGGTAGGAGTTACCCCTACCTTTAGGTTTCTCTTAAGCGCAGCCACCCTCGAATCCGCCCCAACGTGGGAGGATTCTGCGAGAGGTGGCTTCCTACCTGGCATAGCAGTGATTCGGACATAACCTGTCCGACTTGCATATGACAGGTTCAACGAGGGTTATCCCGTATGACCCTCTGTTTTTCTTTCGCATTCAAGCGGCCGAGGCACACCACGTGTCGCTACGCTTGAGTGCTCAACCCGCCGGAAGTGTCACACACTTACCGGCATACCTGACACCGGCATGACATGTCGGTGTGCCGAGGAGTTCCGGTGAACTTGGAAAGCGTAGAGATGACAGTGATCGGCCGGCACATGGTCGAACTCCTCGAACGAGAGGAGGAGCGGCCGGGCATCAACCTGGCGTACCGGGCGGCCCTTGTGGCTGCCCGCGTGGCGCTCGACAAGGTGTGTCGCTACTTCTGGTAGCGGCACACCGCGGGCACCCGTGAGGTTGCCCGCATCGCATCGCGCCCCTGGCGTGGGTTGAGGCAGGGTTGAGCATCGCCCCCCTGCTTCCCCTCGTGCGGGGGCACCGTGGCCGAGAGGCCACGACCCTGACGGCATGCCCACATGCACCCCGCCGGAGGTGTGTGTGGGTTCCTTGCTTCCGGCATTGGAGAGAGACATGACCCCCGCCCTGCGACAGTTCGCCTTGAGTAAGGCGAACTTCTCCGACGATGAAGACGCAATCTTCATCGTCGGAAAAGCAATCGAAGTGGGTCTCCGCGTCGCGGTGACCCATGAGGGCCAGGTGTTCCTGGCGGAGGTCGAGCACTGCGATGCAGTGATCGACCCGTTCGGAGAGTGGAGCGGGTTGTACGAGGTTGAGGTTTCCTACCTCATCCCGTGACCACTCACCGCTGAGTCAAGGCAGCGGTATACAAGTAACGAGGCGTCTGATTCCACGCCTACAACCTCGCAAGAGGAGAGCCTTGATTGGGCCTCAGGTTCATCCTGAGGGAGCGCCGGTTGGTAAGGGCCGTTGGTCGCGCAGATGTTCACGGGCTGATCACCTGAGGACGCTGCCGTGGAGAGGCTGATCACCTCGACACGAGACCTTGACGGTAGAGGGTTCGATGCCCTCCGCTCCCAGCAATCGCGCCAAGGTGTGACGCCGCTCCCCGACAGGGTCGAGCAGCCTCATGCGCTTGAGCAACCATCCCGCACGGCGAGCGCAGCAGGCTCCTGCATGTCCGCAGGTCTGCTCGTCGTGCGTTCACTCAGCCTGCATCGGAGAGAACCATGACCGCTACCCCCAAGGGCACGCCAATCTTTCACGCTGACCACGGGCTGGACGAGAGACACCACAAGCTCATCGACATCCTGATGAGCGTGCGGGAGGGATTCTTCGTCGATGCCGTCCCGCTCGAGGAGCTGGCCGGCACGCTCCAGTCGGCTCTGTACGGTCCGTCCTGTGGTGACGAGTCCGTCCCCGAGGAAGAGGTGGAGTACGTGAAGCGGGGCAACCGCCCCGGACCGAGCCGCCTCATCAACCGCCCGTGCCGACCGGCAGACCACATGGTGGTCATCGGCATCGCCGGCGATGACCCCAAGGTGTTCACCGCCTACGGGAGCATCGGGTCCACTGTCGCTCCCCGAGAGTGGTGGGACTCGGGCATGAAGCCCTCGGAAGCTGTCGAGGCTGCTGCCTTCTGGAGCGACCACGCCCTCAGCAAGCACGGCTGAAGCACCCACCCTCAAGCGGGCACTGTCCCGCTGACCCTCGCCCCTCCGGGGGCACATCAGGAGCAACACCATGGGATCGAACTTTCACGCAACCGCAATGGCCTTGGCCACCGTCATGGCCACCGTCAGTGACCGCATCGAAGCTGCGGAGGTCGCCCCCGGCCCAGAAGAGAAGCGCGACATCGCCAAGACCCACGGCATGACCGGTGCCGAGACAGAGAGGATGGTCGTCGTTCTGGTCAACGACAAGATCCACGACGCAATCATGAGCACAGGAGGTGTGGCATGAACCTCGAAGACTACACCGAGCAGATCACCGACCATCGCATCCCGGTCCGCGTGGGCCGGGACGAGCAGCCGACCGGATGGGTCGGCACCCTGGTACTGGCGCTCATCGGCGCCGGCATGGGGACCGTCACGGTCCTCGCCCTCACCACCTGAAAGGCACACCACGGCCCGCTACTGCTAAGGTAGTGGGCCGTGCGTGGCTGAGAATGCCAGTAGCACTGACATTCTCAGGCATGACAAGTGTGTCTGCCATCAACAACAGGAGCATGACATGAGTAGTGAAAGAAAGCGCGTCGAGGAACTGATGAAAGGTTCGTACGGGCTCATCGTGAAGCAGGACATCGCGAGTACCGTGAAGAGAGACATCTTCCTCCTCGCGGAGCGGATGTACATGGGGAGCAGAGACACAGACGAAATCTCCCTGACTACCTTCCTCGTGAAGCTCGAGGAAATAGTCGATGAGGTTCACCGCCACGCCCAGGAAGACCACGCCCGCGTGTGGGATGGCTGCTTCACCGACGGAGGTGAGGCATGATGCCCCACCTCTACCTTGACCGCCGCGTGAGTTTCTACCTCGCATCCCACGGGGTCGACGTGACCGGCACCGTGATCCGCACCAGCGGCAACGACATCACAGTCAACAACATCATACCGGGGGTGCCGGGGCGCGAGGAGGTCACGTTCGACGAGACCAAGACGGCGCACCGCATGGTGTCCTTTCTCCAGACCACGTGGTCCCTGGGAGGTGAGTGATGGGAGACAAGACCATCCCCTTCTTCCCTCCGTGGAACACGGTCATGGAGGAGTGGGAGGGCAGCATCGTCGACTACGCCCAGCGGGTCGTGGTCAAGCGGGAGTACCGCGGCAAGTTGGTACACATTCGACCAGGATTCCGTGCGGCCGAGGCTGCGCAGGCCTTCCCTGATGTGGGCGTGGCAGTCACGCCCGAGGACTTCCAGCAGGCGTATGACGAGCACGTGAAGCTCGAGCGGGAGTACGACATGGAAGCAGCCGCCATCGCCGGTCTGGCTATGCGGAAGGGCAACGCTCCTTCCGATGTTCCGCGCGACCCGTTCGATGATGAGGACATCGACTACAACCTGAAGGAGCTGGTCAACCAGTACCCGGACGAAGACTGGCACACGAAGCGAGTGGATGACTGGCTTCTCGCCGTGGACGAGCTCCTCGCCTGCTGTGAGTGGGCGAGGATGGACATCGCACTGTCCTTGGAGTGGGAGATCCTCCTGGGCTGCCTCCGCGGTTTCCCCGAGCCCTTCGGCCCCGAGCACCGAAAGCTCGCTCGCGCAGTGATGGGAAAGGAATCTATCGGAGAGAACACCGCGGTCTTCTGGACCTTGGTCAGCAAAGGTGAGGCATGACGTTCATCAAGGCTGAGTGATTCGTGCGACGGGTGAGGGCCTGGCGGCTTCGGCTGCCGGGCCCTCGTTGTCTGAGCCAAGGACGGTCCTTGGGGCGCAGGTTCCCTGCGTCGGCGCTCACTCTGGAGAAACATCATGACCCCCTTTACCCGCTACCTCGGAGGCCACTGCCGTGTGACCGGCAGCCGCATTCGCTACTTCGCGCGCGACGGTGAGCTCTGCCCTCACTGCGCGAAGCGAAACGCCAAGGACGAGAACGTCAAGTCCTGGGACTGGAACGCCCCTGTTGGCGTCGCCCTGGAGGCCGACATCCCGGGTGTCCCGCGCGACTGCATCGACACCTGCACCAACGAGGAGACATCATGACCGACCCCCTCCACGACTTCATCGACCACGAGACGGGTCAGCCCTGGCGTGTGCGGTTCGTCCGCAAGGGCGACCGCTACGGCCTCAACCACGGCAAGACCCACGAGGAGGCCGAGCCCCTGGTCGAGTTCTACGACCGCGAGTTCGCCGGGGACACCTTCCCCGACGAGGGGCAGTTCGTGCGCCGGTACTACGTCTCGACTCTGCTCAAGCGCAGGGGCGGGGCGCTGAACCTCGATGGAGGCATCGAGGCATGGTGCATCTCCGCCGACGGGATGCGCGAAGCCATGCGGCATGTCGCCGTGTGGCAGGCTTGGACGATCATCCATCCTTGACAGTAACAGCACAGCACAATACGCTGTGCCACAACACGGAGCAATACATGACCGCATCCTTCCTCAACCTCAAGTGGCGTTCCGCCTGGAAGCAGCACGTCAAGAAGGTTCTCGGCGTTCGCCGAGTGGCCGACCTGCCATCGACCATTGTGTTGTGGGCAGGCAACTCGCTGCTCACCGGCGACCCCATCATGGTCGTGGCGCAGTGCAACAACGCCTCATCCAAGAACGTGAAGACGGGAGACATGATCCAGGTCGCAGTGATGCGGCAGGACATCGCACCGGGTCCTGCCTACGACGCAGGACTTGACGACGCAGTCTGCCCTGACGACTGCGTCCATCGCAGCAAGGCACGACATGGTCTCGGCACTTGCTATGTCGACAAGCATCGTCTCGGGTTCGCCTGGGAGGCAGCGCTGGGCCTGCTCCTGCGGGGTGTCGTCGGTGTCCCTGACGGCTTCTACACTGGTGCGGAGATCCGCCTGACCAACGACGGTGACGGCGCAGCTGTTCCACTCCATGTGTGGGAGAGCATCCTCCATGGAGCCAAGGGTCACAGCGGCTACACCGCAGCGTGGCGCAGCCTCGACGCTGCCACCTGGGGACAGTACTTCATGGCCTCGGTATCCAGCCCGGCGGATGCGATGCGTGCCCGTGCTGCTGGCTGGCGCTGGTTCGCATCGAGCGGTTCCGCAGAAGACGACGCCGCCTTCGCCGCACTCGGTCGAGAGTGCAATGCAGACGCCCACGGACTGACCTGTGTGCAGTGCCATGGGTGCAACGGCAACGAGCGCGGGGCTCGTCGGCCGTCCTTCTGGCTGGCCTTCCATGGAGCGATTGCCTCCAAGGTCCGCCGCATCAACAACGACACCGCCGCAGCAGCGGCAAAGTGAGGAGCAACATGGGAGAGACATTCATGGCACAGGACCTCGACACGTTCGAGAGACACGAGGTCACCGACCCCGAGGCCCAGCAGGTCCTCGACGCCGACAACCTGGTTGAGCTGGTCGACGCAGGCGGCGGCCACGTCGCCCGCAAGGACCCGGAGACTGGCGAGGTCTGGCTCGCCTGCTGGGTCAAGATCAACAAGGGAGGAGCAACATGAACACCGCCGCCATCCGCAAGGCCCTCGGGCTCGACACCCTGGGCGACCCGTTCCTGCGGGACGCCATCATCCGCAAGCACAACCACCGGAGCAACTGACATGACCATCATCGATCCCAACATCAACATCCTGCTGCCCAGCAGCCTCATCCTCAAGCGCGGCCACGATGCGGGCATGACCCTGTCCGATGTGGCGCACCTGCAGTCAGTCATCAGCGAGAAGCAGGCTCGACACGACTACCTCATTCCGGTGAACGCTGTGCCGTTCGCCTTCTTCCCCGCCAAAGACGGTGGTGCCGTCGCCGTACTCGGCAACGACAAGGTCAAGGTGGCCAAGTCCGCCTTCCGCCAGCTGAGCCAGTACCTCGAGATCTCCGGCCTCGGTAAGATTCTCGAGCAGACGGCCGAGCTCGACAGCACCGCCAACTGGCGTGGGCAGGAGGCACGCGCCTTCGAGGCCACCAACCTCATGCTCCGTATGTGGTCGCAGCGCGTGAGCAAGACGCTGCGCTGGCGAGTGAGCTCCCGTCGCGGCGAGAGCCTGCCCGTTCTCGACGGTGTCGTGACCGAGGGGTACGCGCCACTGTCCCACGTCGAGGCACTGTCGCTGGCAGTCGACCACTTCGGCGGCGACCGCAACGTCATCGAGTACCAGCTCACGACAGAGCGCATGCGAGTCCGCATCGCCGACGAGCCCATCAAGCTGGGCACGCCGATCAAGATGATCGAGATGTGGAACAGCGAGACCGGGCACGCCAGCCTGTCGTTCTGGGGCAAGCTCTGGAAGTTGATCTGCAGCAACGGCATCGCCGCCACGCTGGAGGACTACGGTCGGTCGCGTCACAACCACGTCGGCGACATGATGCAGCGCGTCAACGACCACCTGCCCGAGCAGTTGGCGGGCATCCGCCGCGGTATGGGTGAGGGCTTCGACCTCTACGAGCAGTCGGTCAACACCCGCATCGACTTCGATCCCGACGCCAAGATCGAGGACAACACACTGGGCCCGGTCGAGACCTTCATCACCGAGGTCAACGCCAAGCGCAAGACCCGGGTGCCCGACCGCGTGCTGACCAACGTCTTCGAGCGCGGTTTGCGCGACGAGACCAGCAGCCCGTACGGCACCCTGGCAGGTGCCGTTGATGGCATCACCCGAGTGGCGCAGGAGGAGAGCCTCTCTCTCCAGCACGAAATGGAGAAGTTCTCCAACGCTGTCCTCCTCGACGGCATCGTGCGCAGCGTTGAGAACCGCGTGCTCGTCTCTGCCTGAGAGGCACAAGGCGCAGGGGGGCACGGCCTGACAGGTGCCCCACACCCCACACCTTGGAGCAACGATGCCATCATTCTGCTGGTCTACTGTCAATCGTGCAGGTGCCCCTCACGAAATCCTGCAAGAGTCTTCTACCAAGAAGGCTGCATGGCTGATCGAAGCCCAGCGAGTCTTCCCAGTGGGCAGCCGGGTGAAGGTCATCAAGTCCGACGAAGATTCCTACGTGGGGCAGATGGCCATTGTGCAGGGCCACGACCTTGGAGAGACGGGCTGTTGGCCCATGGTCACCTTGCATGGAGCGGACGCCCCGTGGCGTGACGGCTTCTACGAAGACGAGATCGAGGCGCAGGGGGGCACGGCCTGACAGGTGCCTCACACCAACCACAACCAGGAGAGAACCATGAAGATGAAACTGAAGAAGATGGAAGACACCAACCGGAGGGCGGGCTGGCATGCCCGGTCGACGGAGTACCCATGCCAGGCGTGGGCTCCGACAAAGGATGAAGCCATCAAGGACCTCCGCAGACTCGTGGAAAAGCACAAGGTCGAACTCGCTGAGAAGTCGAGCACTGCGAAGTTCCACGACATGGACACCTTGGTCAAGGCCGCGGGCCTGCCCGAGCTGTTCAACATCCCGTGCGCTGAGCACTGGGAGAACGAGGCGGAGTTCAACTACCTCGACTCGGTCATCCACTCGACGGACGACAACGGAGAAGAGTGGCTCGACTTCAACGACGAGACGTGGGAACGACTCGACCCGGTGCGGTGGACGGAGACCGAGGGAACGCGTGAGCTTCCCAAGGCGCAGGTCAAGTTCACGCTCCGGCACGAGGACGACCACTGGGTCTGGGAGAGCGGCTACACCGCCGTGCTGGAGACGTTCACGGAGACGGCCAAGTACGTGCCGGATGTCGGCACCGTGTACCTGTGCGAAGCCACATACACCTACGAAGGCGACTGTACGTCGAAGGCAAAGCAATGGAAGGTGTGAAGACACGCCTGCAGTGGACTGACCACGATGGCCGGGTCCACTCCGGCCAGCCCGACGACGTGATGCGTCTCGCCTACCAGGCAGGACAGCACCACACCATCAAGCCTTCGCGGATGTTCATCCCGAAGGACTACCTCACCAAGGAGAGCACCATGACCCCCTCGACCCCCACCGCCACCATGAGCTGCACAAGCTGCGGCAACACCACCCACTTCGGATACGACGGCGTGGTCGGATTCGATTACTGCCGAGACTGCGGAGCCGTTGCTGGCTACTCGTTCGGCACTGCACCGCAGAGCGCGGCGCAGCCCACGCCCCCGGCGCCGGCGCCTCGGCGGGCTGAGAGTCTCGCCCACCTGGTCGAGGAGACGGACCGGCAGGTTCAGCGCGGAGACTTCATCCGCGTGGTGCGTGCTGGCCCCAAGAGTCAGCGCAACATCAACAAGTGCGGCCACGTCTTCTGGACAGGCCAGGACCGGTACAAGCCGGGCCAGCGTCTCGGCATCAACGTCGAGAACGAGCAGGAAGAAACCATCTGGGTCAACAGCAACGACGTCATCGTCATCGAGGAGAACTGACATGGATACCCACACACTTAGCTTCAAGATTCGCACCAACATCGACCCCTCGCAGCTGCTCGACCTGCTGCACGCCTTCGTCGAAGAACTTGTCGACGAGGTCGAGTCGCAGGGAGGCGAGGTCGCGGACCCAGAACAGCCGTCTGTGACGGCAGCGGTGGAGACAGAGTGAAGCGTACCCACCAGCTCTTCGACCGAGAGCGCCCGGTGCAGGTGTACTTCAACCAGCGCCGCCGAGAATGGAGTGTGCGACAGCATGCCCTGGTGGTTGGGTACGCCAAGCGCATCGTGTTGAAGCACGTGACCTGGAGGGTGCAACCTTCCGGCCGTGCTCGCGTGAGGCGTGAGGGCAGGGAGCATGTCCATGCCTACGCCAAGGGGTGGGTCACCCACCTCATCCTGCTCGACGGAACGGAGCAGGCAGTTCGGTACAACCCCTACGAGCTCGAGACGTTCGTGGTGGGAGACAACCGACCGCTGCTGACCAGCCAGTTCGCGGTCTTCAACGTCACAAACGGAAAGCCGCACACGTTGGCGTGCGGCGTCAACCTGTAGGAGAGAGACATGCCTGAAGTCTTGAACGGTGAGACTGCCAAAGTTCTGGCAAACATGATGAAGCGCCACCTCCCGCGCTTCGCTGAGGTCGAGGTGGTTCCCCACGAGCACCGGAATGGTCCCGACTACTCCGATGTGATCGAGACCTACCGGCTGCACGTGTACTACCCGCTGAAGGGCATGGACCCCGACGGCAATGGCACATCGGTCGAGCTCCGCTGTGTGTACACCTTCGACCTGTGGGAAGGGGTGACGGTAGTGAGTCCGCGCCACTTCGTCCTTGAGTACCGAGAAGAGGCGTCCCGCCTCAACGAGTGGCACGACGATGTGATTCGCCTGATGTTTGAGCTCAACAACTGAACCAACCCAACCAAAGAGAGCTACACATGTCCCTTGATTTTGACCACGGCAATGTTTCCCGCGACGTCACCTTCCCCCGGGTCACCGACCCGGAGGAGATCGCCTACTACCGCAAGTCCAAGCGCCGCACGGTCATCGACAACGGTGACGATGACTTCCGAGTCTTCTCGGTCTTGACCGAGCAGATCATCTGGCTGACCATGTCGGTCGGTATCGGTTGCATCACCGAGAAGAACTGGGAGAAGTTCTACACTCGGGCCTACGCCTGGCAGCGAATCAACAGCCACGACAGCGACAACCTCGTCGAGGCAAAAGACGTGTACGACCACATCGGTCTGCGCACCAACGCCTCCAGCCTGACGGACAGCAAGTTCGTCAAGAAGCTGGTGCGTGCGATCGACAGCGAGAGCGAGGCGGGCATCTGGCTCGTCAAGCACAACCTCAACAAGAAGGGAGAGTGACATGTTTGGATACGCATTTGCAATCAAGGCAGCACAGCAGGGCGGCTGCTCCGCAATCTGGGGCGCTCGCGCCATCGCCACCGAGGACCCCGGCTTCGGCCTCGTCCCCGACCGCATCAGCTGGTACGCCGGCAACGAGGCTGAGCGTTCAGCCTTGGTCCTGGCGCTCAACAAGGGTGTCCTCGACGTCTGTCGTGAGCGCTTCGCCGAGCTGAAGGACGAGCACTGGGACATCCACCGCGTGGCCAAGGAGTACGTCCTGTACGAGGACGAGGCCATCAAGGTCGTGGGCAACACCAACGGCAGCTACGGGTACTTGTACCTGACGGCTTTCATCCTGCCCCCTGACCGCACGGGTGAGTGGAGGGGTAACTTCCGTCCAGCTCCTGGCGGGGTGGTCAACGTGACCGTCAACTCCATCGGTGAAGCTATCGTGCTGCGGGGTCACCGCGTCTACAGCGTGGCTGGCCTGTACGTGATGCCGATCAACCCGCCTGAGTGGTACCGCAAGCAGAACCGGCTGGGCCGCAATGGCTGGAAGCCGGGCTGGATCACCGGTGTCGAGTTCACCGAAATCGAAGGGCAGGAGGTCGCATGAGCCAGGAACAGGACGTCATGCTGGCCTCCTTCGGTTTCGAGCCGCTGCAGGTACTCGACCCACACGTGCGGTGGGTTGCGTCCTACCCGGTAGAGCCTGAGAGCGACAACTTCTGGGGAGTCACGTGGGCGGAGGGCTACGTCGAGGACGAGCTCGATCCCAACGGGTGGTACCTGTGCCACTCGTATGATGGAGACGTGGACGGGTCCATCGACCCGCTCACACTGGAAGAAGCACTCACACTTGCCTGCCAGCGCAACGCAGGTTAGGCACACAACACCACACGAAGGAGCAGCAATGAACCGTTACACCCTGCAGTCCAACGGCAGAGTCTTGGACGAGAGCACCCGCACCTGGCCTGACCCCCAAGAGTTCTGGTACCAGGAGCTGGCTACTGGTGACATCTGGAGCCTGTGTCAGATCATCACCAACCACGAGGAGACCGAGGGCGAGTCGCGCCGCCTTGTGCTGCTCGAGGACATGGTGCTGGGCTTCTCGGACATGAAGCCCGGCGACATGCCCCTTGCGGTGCCTGTTCGTGAGACGTTCATCCCGCCGATCAACACCTCGTACCTGACGCTCACCGACAAGAACGGTCGTGAGGCTGCCGCGTACCGGGCCAAGGGTCGCTGGGTGGACGTGATGTTCGGCAGCGTGAGTCACCGGATCAACTTCCTGACGCCCAGCGATTCTCGCAGTCTGACTGTCGCGGACCTGGAGGGCAACGGAGACGACGACAAGCTCGACAAGCTCAAGACGTTCATGCGTGCGATCGTCGCCGCGTCCAACATCTGGGAGGACTGACATGATTCGCTGGAGAAGCCGAGACATCACGGTGTACACCCGACTGCCGGACGTGCCGGACAATGACCAGGGCGGTGCCTACCAGGTCATCGCCCGGGGCATTCGCTGCTACGGTCAGCTGGCGGTGCATCCGATCCACATCACTGACCACACGGTCAAGGACAAGGAGGACCCTTCGACCTGGGAGGTTGAGTTCGGGCATGAGTCGAAAGACAAGCGCTGGAAGCTGACGCACTGGCCCACGGGGCTCACGTTCAGCAGCGGCTATCACAGCTACGGCTACAAGCGGAAGTCCAACGCCATGCGTGTGGCTGAGCAGATCGACGCCCGCTTCGGTGATGTCCTCCGCGCGCTGCCTTCCACTGGACCTGCCGACGCCATGGTCAACGCGCTGATGGAACACCCGCAGTACGATGACCTTCGAGAGTTCAAGCATGAGCTCGAGAAGAAGTACGGCATCGACCGCGTGGTCAAGGACTAATCATCAGACCTCGTACCCGCCCGGACGGTGATGCGCTGCAGCCGGTCGTGGAAGTCTCGATCAACAGACGAGAGTTCGATGACCGCTGCCGCCTGCTGCTGACCAGAGCCACCCTTGCCGGTGTTCTTGTCCAGCAGCCCTGTCCGGTCGAGGATGTCCTGGGCCGCCTTCAGCCGCACAGACCCGTCAACATCTGGGTCATGTGCCAGGCTGACGATGACCTGTAGCATGTCGTCCGCTCGGTTCTCAAGAGTCGAGCGTAGCTGCCTACGCCGCAAGTCATCGCCATCCTTCAGTGCCTTCTGCGCAGACTTGTCCGAAGTCACCATGCGCCAGGCAACGGAGATGGGGAGGTCGAGATGGTTGGCTGCCTTGCCAACCGTGATGCCTGCACGCAGCAGCTCTCTGAGCGCACCCGACTTCTCGGGATCGTTCAGAGCGCGGTCTTGCTCCTGCAAACGAGCGAGAAGCTGCGCGGGCTCTGGGATGTTCTCGGGGTCAGACATGCGGTCACTATACCCTGTTTGACAGTTGTGTGCGCGGTCGCTAACCTGCTCAGCAGAGGCACATCAATGCACCAAACAAGACGGCAACCCAACCCCAACTTGATGTCAACACCGGGGCCAATCGGACCCAAGATTATTTGGTGGTTGTGGTTTTCGCTTTGGATCTATTCCAACTGCAAGGGAAACTCATGAACGACACATACTGCAAGAAGCCCGGCGAAGAAGTGGTAGGCCGCATCGCCGCCTTCCTCGCCAACACATCGAAGCTGCCGAGTGTGAGCGTCAGCGAGATCGCATTCCACGAAGACTTCTCCGACCTGTTCGAAGACTTCGTCGGAGAGCGGCGACGCTGGCTCGAGCTGGGCTCATGCCTTGAACAGGCAGGCTGGACGCGCAAGCGTCAGCGGTCTCTCTTCTACCAGGGACCGAACGACTACATCAACAAAGTGACGGCGCGTTGGTACCCGCCGTCGAAGGAGGGCTGAATGGCTGACGGAAAGTTCATGCGTATGATCAACTACGGACAGGTCTACCGACCGGCCAGCAAGGCCATCGACGAGGCAATCAAGAATGGTCAATCATATCGGCAGGTTGCAGAGGAGCTGGCGTTCGCACTTGCCACCGTGTGCGATGCTGGAGACATCGACCTGAAGGTAGCGAAGGATGTCATCGACACCATCGCAAAGGTGCAGCATGCCGCTCGCATGTACTGCTCCGGGGTCGCCGGGGACGCATGAGAAAGTTCTGGGTCAGCCTGTTCGACAACCTGTTCTTGACCGAGGCGCACCCGCAGCAGCTGACGTTCGACCAGCTGTCGGACTTGCTGGCCCAGCCCGGCGAGGCGTTCCGCGTATGGGACAAGCGCAAGCTCCCGCAGTGGAGCCCCGCGACATTCCAGCCGCCACGACGCAAGAAGGCAAACGCCCAAGGCGCCTCGTGCCTTGTGCTCGACTACGACGATGGGACGACCATTGACCAGGCGCTGCAAGCGTGGGGTCAGTGGGCGCTCATCCTGCACACCTCATGGTCTCACCGCCCGGAGCATCACAAGTTCCGGGTGGTGCTGCCTCTCGACCAGGACCTCCGCAAGGAGGAGTACCCCGCGGCGTGGCGCTGGGCGGAAGAGCACTGCGGCCGAACCATCGACCGCCACTGCAAGGACATCTCACGATCGTGGGTCTTGCCGGCGTGTGACCTCGAGGACCCTGCGCATCAGCGGCACTTCGAGTCCCGCATTGTGAGAGCTCCGCTGCTCCGTGTTGACGACATCATGAAGTGGGCACCCGAGGACAACGTGGTGCCCATCCGACCGGCCCTGCTTCTGCACTCTATGCCAGTGCCAGGAGACAGGAGCCAACTACATCTCGACCCCGATGCACGTGCGAACCTCGGCCATGCTCTGGGTGGCGTGGTCAGTGACGACGCTGTCCGCTTGGTCGAGTGCCCACGCTGTCGGCGAGAGGCTGTGTGGTGGTGGCTCGACCCCACCCGCCAGCTCAACGCCTACTGCAATCACCGGAAGAGTTGCGGCTGGAAGGGTCCAGTCGCTGCGCTCCTGGTCAACGACTCTGACTTCTCTTCACTGGAGGGATGATGCCTGACGTCTTCTCACCGCTCAAAGACCAACCCCACTACATCTACCGAGCGACAGGTCGCTCCGGCAGCGTGCTCGCTCGCATTGAGCAGCAGCTGCCTGGCGTGCTGGCGTACGGCCACATGGCACATGACCGTCGCTGGTACCGCATGACCAAGCTGCTTCGGGAGAACCCCTCCGAGCCGGTCAACGGCTACGACTACTACAAGGCATTCGTCCCCCTCAACGCTGCGTGGCTCTTCGAGCACAGGCTGGCGGAAGCTGGTGTGACCTACCAGATTGAGCACGCCATCAACGTGGGCGACATCTTCGCGTGGCCTTCTGACGACGAGGAAGCGCTGGCCACCATGGCCGAGTACGGACGGCAGGTGGTCGCCGGCATGGTCAACCGAGGCGAGGTCAAGTCATTCGTGACTGACCTCATCACCGACTACCAGGCGCGTGGCGTCTACTGGGCTTCGACCAGGCCCTGGTTCAAGCTGGTCTACCCTTGCGGGTCAGGCAAGACGCTGACGTCTACCTTGTCTGCTCTGACCGAGAAGGGTCCGGTGTGTGTCATTGCTCCCGCCAAGGCCCGCCGAGTCTGGTGGGACCAGGTTCAGGAGTACACCAACCTCAAGCCTCACCGTGTGATCCCTCGTGGTCAGATGCGGAAGAACGACCAGACCCTGCAGGACTACCTCGCAGAGTGTGTCGACCTTCGCATCCGCCCCTTCGTGGTCTTCGGTGCGCAGTCACTCCCTGACTACACCCAGGAGATTGCGAAGCTCGCACCGTCCGTGCTGGTGTTCGATGAGCTCCACACCTTTGGTCAGCCCAAACGGTGGAAGGCCATCTTCAACAGCAACGGTGAGATTGAGTTCGAGAAGCGTCGGACCAAGACCGACACGCGAGAGACCCGTGCGGTTGCTGCCATGGACGTGAGCCGCCTGCCTTCGATCCGTCTGCGGGGTGGCCTGACCGCCACGCCGCTGGACGACGGGCGCCCTCGTCGACTGTGGAGTCAGCTCGACCTGCTCGCCCCCGGCGCCTACGGCATGGGCTTCAGCTCCTACGCCAAGCGGTACTGCGCTGCGAAGGAGGGCGAGTACGGCGGCATCGACGACAAGGGCAGCAGCCACATCGAAGAACTCAAGTACCGCGCGGCCTACCTGATGCAAGAGGTGACGCACACCGAGTCGCACGGTCAGCTGCCCCCCACCCGCGTCCAGGTCGTGTGGCTCTCGCCGTCTGACCAGAACCGCCCCGCGGCGTTCAAGCGGGTCATCGCCAAGGCGGAGAAGGAGGCGCTCAAGACACGCACCGAGTTCGACAAGGAGCGTGCGCTCGAAGCGAACCTCATGGAGGCGGCCAGCCGCAAGCGCAAGTACGTGGTCGAGGAAGTGCTCGAAGGTCTCCGCGGTGGTGGCAAGGTCGTGCTGTTCACGGCGCGTCGCCAGGACTGTGAGGACTGGGCCTCGTACATCGAGAAGGCTCTGGCAAAGGAGGTCAAGCAGAAGAACTTCGGTGGCCACATGCCCGCGATGAGCTGGGGTCACGGTGGCACGGACGAGCGCGACCGTGAGGACATGGTCACGAGCTTCCGCGAGAGCGAAGGACCGTGCCTTCTTATCGCTACCGGCCAGGCGTTTGGTGAGTCGGTCGATGGTCTGCAGTCTGCAGACCTCGCCATTTTCGCCATGCTGCCGTGGCGGCCCGGAGACTTCGAGCAGTGGAAGGGGCGGTTCGACCGCATCGGTGGTCGACCCACGCTGCTCAAGGTGGTGCTCGCCAGGAAGACTTACGACGAGAAGGTGGCTGGCATCCTGGCTGACAAGATCACTCCCATCAAGGAGTTCCTGGCGGCTGAGCAGTACCAGGGCATGGACGACAAGCTGCTCGGCATTGACGACCACGAGGCCATGAAGGCATCGGTACTCGACACACTCTTTGGAGTAGACGCATGACAGATCGAACCACCACAGAGATTGCTCTCATGATTGTCTGGTTGTGCTGCACTCTGTTTTTCTGTGTGGCTGCCGGAGGAAGGTTCGACGACATCGAAGCAAAGGTCGATGTGAGAAACCACCTCTCCAGCGGCAAGGCCAACTACCTGCCGGGAGCAGCCTGCGTCATCGCGACTTCGGTTGAGCAGACCCCTGCCGACATCATCAACTACGCCAGGGCGTGCGCGAAGGCGCACGAAGACTGGCTTGCGGAGCAGCCGTGATTTGGACCGACAGTCGGCGCACCATGCCTCCGTCCGACGAAGAAGTGCTCATGTGGCAGCACGACACGTTCAACATCCTCTGCCTCAAGCAAGAAGACGATGGCGCGTGGCTCAACTACGAGTCGTGGTTTTCCCTGGCAGGCATCGGCCAGTTCTTCTGGCAGCCCCTCCCCAACCCCCCGGAGCAGCCGTGAACCCCATCCTCATCAACACCGGGCGCAGCACGTCGGGGTGGTCCTTCTGGGGGCCTGCCTTCAGCTGCGACTTCCTCTGGTTCCTCATCAACGTGCAGGGCAAGCAGTTCATCGGAGCTGACCCGCTGACCCAGGGGTCGATGGGCCACACCATCCTGGCGCACTACTACGCTCGACTTGGGTGCGAGCAGGGTGGGTTTGAGTACGAGGGAGAAAACATCAGTGATCCCAACTACTTCTTGCCGCCTGAGGAGGGGCTGCGGGCATGGGTCGATGAAGCGGAGAAGGAGGGTACGGAGGCGGCGCACTTCATCGCCAACACTCTCGAGGTCTTCCGCCGCTACCGACAGCGTGAGCCGTATGTTTCGGACCGTGTTGAAGGTGTCGAGATGCAGATCAAGATGACCGTAGGGCGGAATCACAAGGGGGACTTCGGACTGTGGCTTGACAAGAACCTCGCCGAGCCCGAGCTTCTGGACTGCCCTGGTCTTGAAGAGCCGACTGCCGGAGTGCCAGCGCTGCAGCACGGCAAGCCCATCGTGGTCACCAAGCGCTTCGACCTGGTGATGACACACAGCCAGGACAGGCGGACATACATCTGGGACCACAAGGTGACCGGCGGGAGCGTGAGCAAGACTCGTGCTCAGCAGTACGCCATGGATGGACAGTTCGCCGTCAACCGCATCGCTGGTCGACAGCTGTACGGTTCGAACTTCGGGGGCGTTGTCCTCAACCTGGTGCAGCGCAGAGAGCCGTACGCCGTGAGCCGGCAGCATGTTCCGGCTACGCCGTGGCGTGACCAGCAGTTTGCCCGACAGGTCTACACGAAGGCGCACTCCCTGGCGCAGCAGCTCGTGATGTTCGCCGAGGGACGAACGGGTCCGGGCGATTGGGAGCTGACCCGGAGTGAGCTCGCCTGCTACCACCGCTACGGTAAGTGCGGTGCGTTTGAGATTTGCCAGTACGGCCCGGAGTAATCATCATGAAAACAGGTAGGCACGTAATCATTGACGCCTGGACCCAAGACTCGCAGCGCCTCAACGACCCTGAGTTGATCAGTGCGCTGCTCAACGAGCTCGTTGTGATGGTGGGTATGCAGATTCTGAAGCCCGCCGAGATGGTCTCGGTACCACTCAATCCCACGGTTGAAAACGGAGAGGACGATGGGGGAGTGACGGGGACTGTGATTCTGACCACGTCTCACGGCAGCATCCACACGTGGCCCCTCCGTGGTCACGTGAGCTTCGACTTGTTCTCTTGCAAGGAGTTCAACGTCAAGCAAGTGGTTGATTTCCTTACCGAAAAGTTGAGTCTGACAGGTGGGCGGGTTCGCAACATCCGCAGGTCCCATGAGCCTGACACTCAGCATCGGTGGGAGATCAACGAATAAGGAAAGAGTCGAGTTAGTTTACAGACCCGCCCTGACTGTAAACAACAAACAGGCGCCGTCGACTGGGACCAGTGTGTTACAGTCGACGGGCCTTTCGGGGCACTACAACAACAACATCACTGGAGGCGACCATGGCGAATGCCACGGTCATGGGCATGGTCTTTGGCCAGCCCAAGCGCATGAAGACCTCAATGGTCGCAAGCGCTTTCCCCAACGCCCTGTGGATTCCGGGCGAGGGGATGAACGCGATCAAGAGCGTCGCGACAAACGAGTGGGGATTCGAGCCCACGATCTATGAGCATCCGGTCAGGACGCTTGTCGACCTGCTTGGTCTGCTGGACATGCTCGAGTCGCAGGGGTTGGTCGAGGACTACCCTGAGATCTGTGTCGACGGCATGACCGCGCTGTGCGAGACAAGCCTGCGTGTCTGGCAGGACAACCCCAAGATCACAAACAGCGGCAAGGTCGACAAGTTCTGGCCCTACCAGCAGCTGAAGGACAAGCTCCTTCGGTTGGCAGAGCGCGCCCGACACATCGGCGTGAGCGTCTTCCTCGTGGCCCACGAGCAGGCACCCGGCCAGGGCATGGACGGAACCTTCGTACCCGGCGGCCCATCTCTGGGCAGCAAGGGTCAGGTTGTGCGTGTCCCTGCTTGGTGTGACTTCAACGCCCGCGCCATCGTCAACAAGGACTACCCAGACCCCTGGACCAAGAACGGCTTGTTTGTCGACACTTGGGACACCACCTGGGTGACCGGTGACCGGAACGGTGTGGCGTACGCTGAGAGCCCGCCCAACGTCCGTGAGCTCCTCCGGGCCAGCGCCGTTGACTACGGACTGTCTCGCCGCCCTGGCCTTGAGTGGCAGGACGAGATTGCCGACCTTGTCGCCAAGACCCTGCAGGAAGGTGACGTCAGCGCTGCCATTGACGCCGGCGTCAACAAGGCGCAGAAGTTCGCCAAGGGTAGCGGCCGTGAGCCTCAGCTCCACATCCGCTGGGCCGTACAGGATGGCATCGCAAGAGGCGTCATCCAGAAGCGGCGCAGCCGCAGCATCTTTGAGAACCTTGAGCCGCCCGCCCCGAAGAAGGCTGCGACCAAGGCTCCACCCCCTCCGTCTGATTGACGGCTGCCCCAGCAGTCTCTGGGATCTACCACAACACCATCATCACTCTCACCTGGATTCACCAGATGTTTTTCATCCCGCCCGAAGTCACCAGCGCAGTCAACACCGGCTCGCTTCCCCCCGGCACCGGCTACTACGCTGTCGAGATCACCAAGTTCGAAGACCGCGGAGTCCTCGATCGTCAGGGCAACTTCAGCTACTTCATCCACCTCAAGTTCCCCGACGGCGCGACCACTCGCGAGATCGGCAGCTGCCCGTTCAACGCTGACGGCGAGATGGCACCGGCCCTTGCTCAGATGAGCGAGGATGCCCGCAAGGGTAAGATCGCTGGCATGGTCGGCGCTCTCAAGCGTGTCGCTCTGTCCTCCGGTATCACCGAGGACTACCTGTCCGAGAACGGTCTGAACACGGACCACCTCGTCAGCCGCACGGCCTACATCGCATGGCTTGGTCGCCCCGAGGACACCCCCAAGGGCACCAAGGCGTACGGCGAGGTCAAGTCCTTCATCAACAAGGACGCCTTCGACGCGTACGAAGAGAAGGGCTCCTCCCCCGAAGACACCCGCCAGTTCCCCTGGCGCCGTGAAACTTCGGCGAGCGCTTCGCCCAGCAACACCAAGGCAATGCCGGCTCCGCCCAAGCGCGCAGGCTTCCCGCCTCCGCCCCGCGGCTGAGTAACAACACGGTCTGACACAACGCCCCCGTCGTCAAAAAGGCGGCGGGGGCGTCTCTCTGGGAGCAGCATGGAAAAAGAAGTTCGGCCAGGTACCCGGTGGCAGCACCGCAATGGAAACTACTACCGCGTTCGCATGGTTGTGAACGAGCACGCAGATGACCCTGAGAGATACCCGCTGATGGTCATCTACATCGACGAGAAGCATCGTACGTGGTGCAAGAGCGTCGCTCGCTTCCTCGCGGGCATGACCCCTGTGAGGGGCTGATGGCTCCGCGACACACTTGGACATTCCCTGAGCTGAGGTCTGCCAAGAGCAGAGTCGAGGCAGGAGAGACCTGGGACCAAGTGGCCGCGAGCTTTGGCGTCAACACGTCGACCCTGCGCAAGCAGGTCTACACCCACCTGGGTTCGCTTGACCTCAGCAAGCGTCCGCGGGTGTTCGCTCGGGAGGTCATGATTCTCGAGGCAATCCGCCTGCGGAACACTGAGAAGCTCTCGTACGGGCTCATCAAAGACCGCATCGGGTGGGACAAACAGGTGGTCGCACTGCGCCAGGCGGTCAAGCGGTACGCCGCACACCATGAGCTGGAGCTCCACATGGGTAAGCCTCTGAAGCGGCGCTGCCGATGGAGCGAACATGAGTAGCTTCGATCCACGCTCTCGTGGCGCGCAGTGTGGTCGATGCCCTCTCGGCCCAAAGGGGTGTCTGTCAGACGGTGAGTGGTCTCCGGTACCTCCCGAGGTTCACGAGTCCACCACGGTCGCGGCAGTGCTTGAGGCACCACGCCTGGGCGACGTCACCCACGGACGACCGCTCAGCGGCCAGGACGGTGGGGAGTGGGACCGTGCGCTCAAGGCGAACGGTCTACACCGCACCATGATTGACCTGTTCTTCGTGGTGTCATGCGCCCCAAGAGATGGGTGGAAGAAGATGGAGGCGACGCTTCGCCGCAAGCGCAAAGCCGCGCAGAAGAAGCTGCAAACCGCAGGAATGTCTGCGGCGGAAGCAAAGCGTCAAGCAGAGGAGGAGCTGCCTCACCCCGCAGACTGCTGCGCCCCATACCTGCAGAGCAGGTTGGCAGACTACGGCTACGTCATCCCGATGGGCAGCACGGCAGCCCAGCGCGTGCTCGGTACCTCGTCCAGCATGTCCGACCTCGAAGGTGACATGCGCGAGGTCAAGGCCAGCCGATTGACGTGGCAAGCCTTTGACTGGACTCAGTCCACGTCGGACTGGATGGTCAAGGTCATCTCGACCTACGACCCAGGCTTCGTAAAGCACCGCCCCAGCGTGAGGCCACAGTTCTACGCGACCTTGGGCAAGGCGTGGCGCTGGTTCAACGATGCGCTGTACTGGCGTGAGCCAGAGTTCTTGACGCAGCCAACGCCAGACCAGCTGCGCGAGTGGCTGGCAGTGCCGTCACCTTTCTGGGTCTACGACCTTGAGACCGATGGCATCAACGTGCGCGACATCCAGGTCGACTGCCTCGCCATCGCTACGCCAGACATCGACATCCACGGCAACTCCACGATGCCCTGGGAGAAGCCGCATCAGGTTGCCCGTACGGTGGGTATCCACACCAACATGGAGCTCATGCATCAGGCAGTCAAGGGGGAGAAGGTACGGCACCTGCTGCCGTATGAGGCGCAGGAGATTCACGACATCCTCCTCGAGTTCTTCCTCGACGAGAGCAAGACCAAGGTCGGGCACAACGTCGGCTACTTCGACCGCCAAGTAGTCGAGCACTGCTACGGCGTGAAGCCGACACCCATCATCGACACACTGTTCGATGCTCGCTTCACCCACCCTGACCTGCCCAAGGGTCTCAAGCCTACTGGTCGTCGGCTGACTGACGTACACAAGTGGGAGACCAGTGAGAGCGGAGACGGAGCAGCGACCTCACGCAAGACGGTCAAGAGCCGGCTGCTCTACTGCCAGTACGACACCGTGGTCAACGCCCGCATCGCAGAGCCACTGCGTCGGTCTGCGGACTCGAACGGTGCGGGTCGGCCGCTGCCGGAGTGGGCAAAGCCTACGTCCTGGCCGAGTTCGACCCCCTGGACGCTCCGTCATCTTGACCATGCCCGGCAGGACATGTGCGTTCAGATGCACCAGAACGGCATCTACGTCAATCAGGTCAAGGTCGAGATGCTCACCACGAAGTTCGAGGGTGTAGCGAAGCAGCTGTACGGGAAGCTGCAGGACCTGGCTGACCGCATCGGCATCCGCCGCAAGAAGGGCGCGGAGTTCAACCCTGGGTCCTTCGGACAGATCGGAGACCTGCTCTACGGCCAGTGGGACCTCGGCATCCCTTACGGCATGGACGCCAAGGAGTTCTACACAGAGACAGGTCTGCCCGGCACAGGTGACGCGGTGCTCCGAGCACACATGGCCAGCCCCCACATCACTGAGTCTCAGCGAGATTTCCTGCTGACCCTTCGGCAGTACCGTCGCGTGAAGACCAAGGTCTTGGGAACGCAGCTGTACAACCTGCGACCGCTCTCTGCCGGTGGGTCACTGCACCCTGACGGTCGAGTCCGTTCCACGTGGAACAGTCACACGACAGCGCCAGGGCGACTGTCCTCGAGCCGACCAAACATGCAGAACCAGTCGAGCCGCAAGGACCTCGGTGGTGTGCGTACGGTCTTCTGTGCGTCTCCCGGCAACGTGCTGGTGGGATGCGACCTGAGCGCTGCGCACCTCGTAGTCACCGCCAACTACTGGAACATCCAGCGCCTGCTTGAGTGCTTCGCAGAGAACCTTGACCCGCACTGCTGGCTCGCTCACGACTTGTTCGGAAAGGATTTTGAACAGGCTTCAGGTTGGACAAAGGGGTTCAGTCTTAAGGCAACGCACAAGCCTTCGAAGAAAGGGAAGGCTGGCCAGCTGCGCGAACTCATCAAGACGTATCGCTACGCTTCGATCTACTGGGCGGCGGCAGAGACCAAGCACAGTGTGATCCGCTCGACCGAGATGACTGGCTTCACCAAAGACGGCGAGCTCGAAACAAAGCTCCCCTACCTGCACTTTGACCTCAACCAAGTGCGGTTCTTTGACCGCGTCTGGCATGAGTCTGAGCCTGACTGGCAGGCAGCCTGGAACCGAATGCTCAAACTGTATGACCAGCAAGGGTACATGGAAGACCCGTTGTTCGGTCGTCGCTCCGGCGGCCTGCAGGACGGCAAGAAGAACGAGGTCGTCAACTTCCCCATCCTCGCGTGCGAAGCCGCCATCATGGCTGTCGCCGAGCAGAGAGTGCTTGAAGCATTCCCGTTCCAGCAGTGGGGACCAGGCACAGGCTTGACCGCGCAAGTCCATGACTCACTCGTGGTCGAAGTGCCGGAGCATCTGGCGGACTGGGCGCAGAAGAAGATGACCGAGTGCATGACCATCGATGTCCCAGGATGGTCTGTCCCATTCACCTGCGAGGCTGATGTCGGCCAAACCTGGGCAGAAGTGTGATACAAGTGTTTGACAAAGGCACGCAACGGCTTACTACGGTGGCCAATAAGGAGGGAAAGTGAGCAACGACAAAGACTACAGGTTCTTCCTGGCACATGACAGAGTATGCGAGGACGGAACGGTAAACGATTGGCGAGACAGTCTGACCGAGGGGCTGGGAGAAGCGTACCCAGAGCACACCATCACCGTGGTGGCAGGACGCGACGACTACCGTTCCCGCTCTCGGGATGCCGGTGGTTGGAAGTCCTGGCCTCCGTCGGTCGTGAGCGGCCGGTTGTGGGACGGCTCTCCGCGGTTCCACGGCATCATCCGCCCGGCTCAGTACGTTGGTGTGATGGATACGGTGTGCGGCCGTGCGACCTTCGAGATGATCGAAGGGTTCCTCCGTGAGGGGAAGATCACCTGGGTGTGGGACTACCGAAAGAACGAGTACCACCAAGCCAAGGACACCGCTCGACTGCCCGGTGATGACTACAAGGCGTGGGGTCGCATCGTCGTTCGCGACGAGGGCGGTGAGGAATGACCTACGAAGAGATCCTCGAAGCCCTGTCCAACTACAACCCTGACGCGCTGCTGCTCGAACCACGCAGCGTCTATGACCCCTGCATCGTGGGCATGACCGACACCCCTGAGGACCAATGGCCGAGAGAGCCTGGGTTCATAGTGGCCGTTTACGACGCTGAGATGTGCGTTGAAGCCATCATGGAGGACGGAGAATGCAGCTACACGGACGCCGCTGAGTGGTTTTCGTTCAACACCAGCGGAGCTTGGATGGGGCAGAACACGCCGACGTTCCGCTACATCGGGTGGGAAGAGTGATGCCGCTGTTCTCGCAGCGGTGCCGGAAGTGCGGCCATCAGTTCGAGGTCCTGGTCTCACTGAAAAACCTTCAAAAAGATCAACCCTGTTCGAAGTGCGGGTTCGAGAGCACCGTTCGACAGGTATCCAAGACCAACTTCTCGCTGCGAGGCGGGGGATGGGCGAGCGAGGGCTACGCCAAAGGAGGTGACGAGTGACTGCTCCGACTACCCGTACGCTGGGTAAAGACGACTGGATGACCCCCGACAACCTCTTCAACCAAATCGATACGGTCTGCGCGTTTAACCTCGACGCCTGCGCAACGAACCTCGACGCAGCTCGTGTCGACCCGTTCATCGACCCCAAGACCGATGCTCTCCGTGTGCGCTGGTCCGACTACGGCAAGCGCGTGTGGTGCAACCCGCCGTACGGCAGAGGCATCTCTCACTGGTTCAAGAAAGCCGCGCAGGCTTGTGACGAAGGCTGCGAGACCGTGGCGCTCTTGGTCTACGCCAACACCGACACGACGTACTGGCGCAAGTGGGTGGCCAACTGCCCAAACGCACTGTGCGTCATCTTCCTCTCCCCTCGGATCAAGTTCGTGAGGCCCGACGGTGAGCGCGCGACGGGGGCGCCCAAGGGCAGCGCCCTCATCTTCTACACCCCTGTGCCCCGCCCAGTGCCGATGCTGCCGCATCTGTACTGGCACTACGACACAGAGCCATTCGCTGCGATCACGCAGCGCTTGGCCGACATGACCCATCAAGGAGCAACATGAGCACCCCAGAACTTACGAGTGTCTCGTTCAACATCAAATCCGCTGACGGTAGCCCCCGAAGCCACGACCTCACAAAGAAGAACCTCATCGTCGGACCGAACGGTTCCGGCAAGAGCGCCGTCGTCCAAGCGGTCGCCCTGGCCATCAGCGGTGCCGCCGAAGAGGTGGCGGGCCGCGTCATCACCAGCGACCCTGCGTTGATCATGACCCTGGCACACCAGCATGGTCATGACGGGTCGGTCGTCTTCGCTCGTGCCAACCTCAGCAACGGCGAGCACTGTCAGTGGGAGACCAAGCGAGACGAGCGCCGCATCAAGACGCCGACTCACATCCGTCCGCGGTGGGTCATTCCCCACACCAGCAAGCAGCACAGTCCCCACTTCCCTCTCCGTGAAGTTCGTGAGGTTCTGACCGGCTCTGCGAAGAAGGCGCGGCAGCGGTTCCTGGCTTGGGTCTGTTCTGACCTGGACGAAGACGTCGTCGAGCAAGCCATCCGCGCTGACTTCGAGACGTACAAGACCTTGTCCGAGAACTACGATGACCTTGTCCCCGTTGACCGGCTCACTCACTCGATCGAGACCGCGGACAAGATGGCCCGCAAGTACCGAGCAGACGCCAAGGCGCAGGCCACACTGCGCGACAAGCTGCTGGACGAAGTCGGAGTCAAGCCGACACAGGCGAAGGTCCTGGCCGCACGAGACGCTGTCCGAGAGGCCCAGGAGCTCCACGAGGCAAACCTGCAGACGGCCGGTGCCAACGAGAGCGACAAGCGGCGAGAGCTTCTCCACAGCCTGCTGGGTCAGTTGCGCACAGAGGAACAGCGGCTGCTGTCAGGAATGCACGACGCTGAGGATGCTCTCAAGAAGTTGGTTGGCATCGAGACCAAGGAGTCTCGCGGAAGCATCGGGGCACTTCACGCTCTGGAATGGGCAATGGACCTGGGCACAGAAGACTGCCCCATCTGCTCATCGAACGTGGGCAGTGATCACATCACCGCCTGCCACGGCTTCTACTGGGACAAGGTCAAGGACCTCGACCAGAAGATGTCGAGCAAGCGGAAGCTGGAAACCTCTCTGTCTCACCTGAAAGACTCAGTGGTCGGGACGCGAGAGCAGATTGCGGTGTACGAGAACGAGCTCGACGAACTCCCGGCATCGACGACCTCAAGCAATGACGTGTCCGTAGAGGAGACTCGCGACGCTTTCTCCGCAGCACAGGCACACCTCGCCAGCCTGCAGGATGCGTTGTCGAAGTGGACGACACTGACCTCGGCCAAGAAGCTGGTCGAAGAGAACAACGGCCGCGCCGAGAAGTTCTCGGAGTACAAGCGTCAGGCCCAGAAGGCCGTGTCTCAGCTGCTCGCAGACCAAGTCGATGTCTTCTGTGAGAAGGTCACGGCGTACCTGCCTGGCGGCTGGGAGTTCGGAGTCATGGTCACCGACAACGGGCGTGACTCGTTCTACTACGGTCTCTACGAAGGCGGCGGCAGTGACCGTTACCTGAAGGTGGGGCTGTCCGAGGCGCAGCGTGTGGCCGTGACCCTTGCGATGTGCGCTGTTCTCGACGACATGATGCCGCTGCCCCTGTCCATCCTGGCCCCGGAAGACCGCGGCTGGGATGCTGACACCCTTGGCGGAGTGATGGCGTCACTCAAGGACATCCCGCAGACGGTCATGTTGACCTCGACGGTCATGCCCGATGCGGAGTTCCGCCGCGGCTGGAATGTCATCGACCTGCGGAAGAAAGTGACCACTGCCCCAGCACGGGTAGCTGCTCCCGTCATGCCCGAAGCGGCACCCGCCGAGGCCGTGCAAGTGACTGAGGCCATGCCGATGTTGCCGGGGACGCTTCGAGAGCGCTACGAACCATCCAGCGGTCGCGCTCGGGGCGGCAAGTTCCGATCTCTCAAGCGCAACATCCTCATGTTCATCGTCGAGCACGGGGTCGAGACCACGCGGCAGGTGTTCCGCCTTGCACATCCCAACCTGGTGTTCGAGGATGAGACTTCGCCTGACGGGCTGGCAACGGTCGCAGCCAACTACCTCGCACCCATCGGGCCGCAGTCCTAAGGAGCACGGATGTCCGACAACGAAAGTGTTGATCTTGTTGCTGAGCTGAAAGAGTTTGTCGAGTCCGTCCAGTCTATGGAGTCTGCCGATCGCGCTCCCACCTTCACGGCCTTCTTCTCGCTTGAAAAGATCGAGCAGATGGCCGGGCAGTGGGGCGCGCACGAGTTCCAGTTCGAAGCGCTCTTCATGCAGCTGGGGTCAATCCGCGGCATGGGTGCTCGCTCTCGTGAGCTGGTTCAGACCATCAAGAGAGCGCAGCGCCGGGCGCGTCAGCAGCAGCAGCAGGATGTGCTGCAGCAGCTGGGTGTCACGAACACGCTGAACGAGAACCTGCCTGACTACCTCGTCGAAGGCTTTCCCTCGCTGCTAATCCCCAACGGATTCGACGTTGACCTGGGGGGCGTCTACACCCTCCAGGCCAACTTCGAGGAAGGCACGGTCACTCGTGAGAAGGTGGCGACTGCACCCATCATCATCACCCAGCGCGGCCGAGACAACGACACCGGCCACATGCAGGTCGAAGTGGCGTGGGTCGAACCCCCTGGTCCAGGGAAGGGTCGACCCAAGTGGCGCACCCACACGGTCGAGCGGTCGGTCTTGTTCGACAGCCGCAAGATCGTGGGTCTCATCGACTATGGCGCACCTGTCACATCCATCACCTCGGCTGACGCCATTCGCTGGCTCACTGCCTACGAGGACATCAACCAGCACAAGATCCCACTGACCAACGGAGCAAACCGCTTGGGCTGGCAGAAGGACGGGTCGTTCCTGCTGCCTGATGGGCACATCAAGCTCGACAAGCACCAGGAGCTCAAGCTCTTCCCGATGGAGGGAATGGACCCCATCATGAAGTCGCTGCGTACCGGAGGCACCTGGGAAGGGTGGCTCGAAGTCGTCGAGCTTCTTCGCGACCATCCCCTGGCCATGCTCTCCATCTACTCGTCAGTCGCCGCTGTCATGCAGCACATCGTCAAGTGCGCGAACTTCGCGGTTGATTGGTCAAACGAGACCTCGAGCGGCAAGACCACGAGCCTGCGCGTCGCCGCGTCTGTCTGGGGCTACCCCGCAGATGACGACGACGAGGGCTACATCTACTCCTGGGACAGCACCAAGGTGTGGGTCGAACGTGCTGCGGGCTTCCTCCACAGTCTGCCGCTCATCCTCGATGAAACCAAGCGGGTCAAGAACAAGCAGCATGTCGCTGACGTGCTGTACGACTTCTGCTCCGGCAAAGGTCGAGGACGGGGCACGCTGCAAGGTATCGACAAGGTGAACACTTGGAACACGGTGCTCCTCTCGACCGGTGAGCAGCGACTGACCTCGTTCACTCAGGACGGCGGCGTTCGTGCCCGTGTGCTGGCCCTCCAGGGCGCCCCCATCTCTGGCCCTGCCCAGACTGCTCGTGTCGTGGCAGACACGGTCAGGGGGCGGCTCTACACGCACTACGGCCATCTTGGCCGCCGCGTGGCCAAGTACCTCGTGTTCCACAAGGACTCGTGGCCTGACTTCCGTGAAGCCTTCGAGACTCGGCGTGACAGCTACGCCGGCATCACCAACACCGCTGTCGGTGGCCGGCTTGCCGCCTACGTCGCCAGTCTGGACCTGGCTCAGGCAGTCTGCGAGACGCTCGGAGTTCCGACCCCGACGCGTGACCCCATTGAGTTCCTCATCCAGGCTGTCCGTGACGGAGCCAACGACGCTGACCGTGCTCGCGATGCCTTCATCGCTGCGGCCTCGTGGTCGACCATGAACCGTCACCGCTTCTGGGGTAGCCGAGCCTCACTTGAGAGGGGCACCCCCGGCAACGGCTGGGCTGGCCGCTGGGAAGATGGCAAGCCAGAGTGGGCGGAAATCTGCATCGAGCCCCACGCACTGCAGGGCATTCTCGACCGATATGGGTACGTCTACGAAGAGGTCGTGCCTCGGTGGGCTGCCCGTGACTGGCTGAATGTGACGACGCGTGGAGCGACACGGAGTCGCCGCATCGACGGCATCCCGACCCCGTGTGTGTGCCTCCGGCGTGACGTCTACGAGCAGCTCATGACCGCTGAGCGGCCGGACATCGAGACGGTCACCGTCGCTGATGCCCAGCTGGATCTCATCGACCAGCAGGTCTCCTACAGTGACTCCTCCTGGTCAGCTCTCGCCCAAGGCGAGGACTGATTCAGGAGCGCCAGCTGAGGAAGATGTCGGCGGTGACGTTGTCAGCTGATCCGTCGTGACGCACAATGAGCTGCAGCGTGTTGTAGGCCGTAGGGCCGACACCGCTGGTGCTGTGGAAGTCGACTGAGATCTTCGCGTGAGCACCACCCGTGGCGACGGCGGCACCAAGTGCGGTGACGATGGGCGCCGTAAGAATGGGCGTGAGGGGCTTTGTCCCCGCGGCGTCACGAGCCAGGTAGAACGAGATGTTCCCTGGAGCGCCGGCACCTGTCACCATGCTGCTCAGCTCGAACACGATGTCGTACAGATGCGCGTCGTCAGGGACACCCTGAGACCGGGTAATGCCTGCGACCTGGCCCAGCGAAAGCGCGGTGTACGCGGCAGTGATCGTGCCGTTGTCGTTCGCGGCGAAGCCGTAGTGGCCCCATCCGCCGTAGTTGTAGTCAGACATGGGAGTCTCCTTGCGGGAAGTGTATCATTCGTCATCGACCAGAAGATCGGGCGCAGCCATTCTCGCGGTCATGCGCTCGTTTGGTGCCATGACACGCAGTCCCGCGGAACGACTAACGCTGAAAACCAAACGAGTAAGCTCGTTCTTCAAGTTCGCCTCAGCCGCCAGTGCGTCTTCCTGAGGCGACGTTCTCAGGCGAAGGAACGCCGCGTTTACGCGGCCAAGTAGGCCGACCTTAAACAGGAGCGCGCTTCGACCCATCAAAAACGGCTTCTTGCGGCGAGAGTTGTACGCCTCCTGCAGCTCTTCGTAGTCCTCGTCGACGTACTTGATGACTCGCTTGCCGCCTTCTTCGCTGACAACCGCTGTCCGAGCCTCAGTCGCGAACGACGGATACTCGACTTCGCGGAGTCCACCGAGCGAGCTCACGCGCGTGAGCTTGTTGAGCATCGCTCGCGTCTCCGGCGCCAAGTTTTCGAGGAACCGGAGATCATCGTCACCCTCGGTGTAGTTGATGGGAATCAGCGTACCCGCCATCAAGCGAGCGATGAACGGGTCGAGTTCGACGTACAAGTCTCCGTCGTTGATACCGACTTCGGAAAGCAGCATGAGCTGCTGCATCCCAGGAGACCCGCCTCCGCGGATGTCGATCATCGGTGTCGCGGAGTTGGCCAACATGCGCATAGCCGCAGCAACCTCGGTGCGCGTACCGTCAGAGAAAACGAAATCCGCCGCTTCGCTAGCGGCGAAAGCTCCTGCGTACACCGTCGCCAACGTCGCGGCCGTCTGCTCAAACCCCGCGTTGATGAAGTTGTCGGGGAGCATGATGCCGACAGAATCCCCCATACCCTTTGACCCGCGCCGACTCGCCTGAATCGAGTTGGTCATGACGGCAGGAGAAATCAAGACAGTGGGGTAGCGGTTTGCCGCCCAGGCAGGCAGCGCCGACAAGCTCGGCTCATCGACAACCGCCATCGTTGCGCCCATCTGAACAAACTGCTGCCGGAGGTCTCTGTCAATCACCGCTTCTGACATCTTGACGTACCGACCATTCGCCCGAAGCTGGCCGCGCGCAAGCAGCAGGTACCGCATTGTGGCGCGCATGTCTTCAGGGACGTTGTCGTATCCGTTGTAGCCATCACGGACAGTCCAGCCGTCGAAACTGTAGTCCATGAGCTCTTCGTCGCTGATGTCCTTCGCGTCTTCTGGCAGCATCTCTCGGTAGACCAACAGGTCTTCCGCCGACACATCGTCACCGAGACCCAGCTCAAAGAAACTACGAGCCTCGTAGTAGAGATTGATCTCAGCCTCGTTCATGGCCGTGGTGTTGACGCCGTAAGGCCCAACGACGGTCTCGAAGTACAGCGTCGAGAGTGCTTCCATGGTCATCCGCGGCATGCGCCCCATGACCCGCGCGAAGAACCGGCCACGAGGAGAAGCAAGCAGGTCGGTGAAGTGCGCCATCGCGTTCTTCTGGAAGCCGAAGAACGGCATGAACGCGCGCTTGAACAGCGTCCGGTCTGCCCGCGTCAGCGACCCTCGGTAGTCGTAGACCGCCTTGACGACCATCTTCGCAGCGAGCTCTGGCGGAACGCCCAGCTCAATGAAGGACACCGCCATGCCCGTGCGCTCAAGGTCAGCGAACGCATCCATCGACTCGAGACCGTGCTCGAACACTCGCGACGCCCCGCTCCGACCCATGTGATACGCGTCACGCACCAGCTCGCTGCTCCGGGAGGCACCCGCGCCTTCGATTACACTCACCATTGAGTCTACGGCACGGCTGTTGCTGGGGCTAAGCGCACTCTTGAGCCGGTCTTCCTTGCCGAAACCGTCAACGCCGAAACCGATGGCGCCTTCGTTCCGCAGGAACATCGTTACGCCCTTGAACGCGTTGTTGTAAAGACCGTTTCGGACGAAGATGCGGCGCAAATCCGAGGCACGGTAGGGCGAACCGTTAAGAACGAAGATGGCCTGCGGGTCGTTGTTTATGATGGGCAGAACTTCCACGCGGTGCTTCGACGCGGACATCCCCTCGGTCAGAGATTTGGCGAAAGCGTCGCCTTGCCTCACCGCAGCTTCGCGAAGCGACGACTTCATGCCCTGGACAACTTCATCGGAAGAGATGAACTTACCGGGGTTCTTCGGATCAGGGTATAGGCGGTAACTCTCAGAGCCGCCGAGACTCCTCCGCAACCTCTTTCGCACGGCGTTGGGGAGAGCATCCGCGATGTCCGCCATGCGCTCAGCGCTGATCAACTCAGACCCAGGGAAGCCAGGAATACCCAGGCCGTAGCCGAGGGCGGTACCCGCACTCATGCGAGCAGCTGTCGTCATTGCAGGAGTACCGCCGCCGACAGACATGGCGCCGGCAACGGCGTCGATAAACGACGGAGTGCGGAAGGTTGACTTCGGCAGGAGCGACCCGAAAATGGCTTCGGTGTTGGTGACCTGGAACAACCAAGCCACCATCTGAGACACTACGTCCGTCGCTCCGTCGCCGGAAGACCGGAGACTGAGCAGCCGGTCGGCATCGTTGAGCGCACCCTTGATCTTGCTAAGCGCCGGGCGCGGAATGTAGTAAGAGCCCAGGCGAGAGCCGATCTTCGTAAAGTCCATGGAGAAGCCGAACTTGGCGATGACGGCCTTCGCCTCGTCAATCTGCGATGGCGTCATCCGCGCCTGCTGACCACTCATAAACCGTGCGTATGACCGGAACTGGCCAGGCGTAACCCCCAGACCAATCTCCGCAGCGTCCGCAGTAATCCGAGAGCTGGCAGAGTAGGTGCCGAGAGCCAGCAAACCACGCAGAGCCTTGCCATTATCTCCGGTCACCTGCATGAGACCCGGCACATTGACAGTGGTTCCGTCAACATCAAAGGACGCGCCGCGCATAAGCAGGCCCAGCGCAGTGTCTTCTCCACTCAGCCTCTGAGCCATCTCAATAGTGACCTCGACGCCGTTGTTCGTGAACGTCGACTTGCCCGAGTGGAACATCAACAGAGCTGCCGCCGTCTTCGTTGCGTCAGACACCGGGACGTTGTTGCCAACGGGGCTCCCCTCAAGAGCCTCGAACATTGCGCCGAGCATGTCCTGCGTCGGACCATCGAGCTTGATAGTGTCGCCCTTGGCTGTCACTACCGTCATCTCGTCAAGATACGCATCGTTCAGCAGCAGCCCCTCACTGTTACCGATAGACATGCCGTCCACGCGCTTGACGGAGTACCCCTTCCAGAATCCGCTAAGCGACTTCGTGGCCCTCATGTCTCCTGACAGTGCTTGAGAAGCTTCATCCGCGAGCGCCGTCCGAGCAGCCGGGTCAAGTCGAGACAGCATCTGGTCGAGCATCGCGAAGAACGCGTCGCCAGAATCAACCGAAGTTCCGCGAGTCAGGGTTCCTGCCTCGGCCCCTGTCAGCAGGTAGACGGGCTGTCCGCGCAAATAGCTGATGATATCGTTGAGGCCGCGCTTCTGAGCGTCCCCTGTGCGGTTCTTGACGTCGTTGATCAACACGGTCAAGCCGTAGGTGAACTCTTCGAGCTCTCGACCCTGACCGTACAGCAGAGGGCGGGACGCGGCCGGTGCCGACCGAAGCAGCATCATTGCGTCCGTGCCGTACAGCAGAGTGTAAGGCAGGAACACCGCGGCGTTTGCCGCCATCACCGCAGCATAATCTGCGGCTTTGAGCACAGACGCAATACCGCGGTCGCTACCGGTAGCCTTGCCTCCACGGATGCGCGCCCCCGTCTCCATCGGCAAGAAGCGACGGCTGACTGGGCCATAGTCCTTTGCGCCCCCCGTGCCGAGACCAAGAGCTCCGACGCGTCCAGGCGTCTTCACTCCGAGAGCGGACTGCTCCAACCTGTACTGCCTACCTTCCAGCGGGGCAAAGCGCGTGGAGTATTCCTGCAGGCTGAGAATGCGCTGCCTGAAGCGATCGGTCAGCTCATCCTCGATCACGAGGTCAGACTCAAGGCGACCGGCACGACGGAGGCCAGTTCTTCCGCCTGCAAGCGCACGCTGAGTGTCGTAGTACCGAGTGACCTGCGTCAGCTCAGTGATGTCGAGATCCCTGCGAGCCCCGTAGATGGAATCGAACAAGTCGTTCATTTCACGACTGATTTCCAGGCGGTGAGGAACAATGCCGAGCGTGGTGACGATGCTTCGCAGAAGCTCCTTCATCACCTTGAAGACAGCGTCCATCGCCTTCGTCGGCGCGCGGCCCTCGCGGAGGTACTGCTCATGAGCCTCAGCGAAGAGCTCCTCCGCAGTCACGACCGAGTCGGCTCGACCTGTGAAGTTGCCGTAGCGGTCCAGGCTGATTTCAGGCAGAGCCTCGACAGTCTGGCCGTCGATCTCAGTGCGCCGCAGCTGGCTGTTGACCCAGTCGAGAGACACCCGCAGGTCCTCCGGCCGCAAGTGGCGACGGAGAACATGAGACATCTCGTGCAGGCCAGATGAAGCGTCAGCGTTCTTGAGCGCGTAGATGATCGCCGACGAGTCGTCCATGAAGTAGACCATCGCCCGAGCGTCAGGAGCGTCCGTCCCACGGTCGCGCGGAGGCGCGCTCGCCGGAGGTGCGGGAGGCTTGTCGCGACGGTTCTCCTTGTCCCAGCGCTCGACCCTCTTGCGGATCTCTTCGACATTGACAGCGCTGTCTTCAACGGCTTCTTCGACTTCTTCCACCTCTTCGGCCACGGCGACCTTTGCGGGCTTGGGCTCTACCTTTACGGTAGGCGCAGCCTCCGCCGCGCGCACAGCTTCCGGCGCGACTTCGGCCTCAAGTGTCTTTGCGACTTCAGCTTCAGGTTCTGGGATAGCTTCCGCCGCGCGCCGAGCAGCCTCCTCGTCGACAGCCACACGCATCTCTTCGTCCAAGGCGGCTCGATCCTTACGGATGATGTCGTCGAGGAACTCCTGCATCGTGTCAGCCTGGCGCTGATAGCGGTCGGCGGCGTCACGGTAGTTACGCTGAGTGACTTCCCGCGAAGACGCGTCGGCCTTCCGATTGGCGACTCTGACCTGCGTGCGCAGCTTGGAGATTTCCTTTGAGATTTCCTTGATGCGGACATCGACCGTGCCGGTGATGTCGTTGACCAGGTCGTCGATACCACCGCTTTCCGCGATACGCCGACGCTCTGTGAAGTCCAGGTCTGCGAAGATGCGGTCGGAAATCTCCTGCCGCGTCATGCCCTTGAGGTCACGTGCCTCACGGATGAGCTTTGCGAGGCGAACCTGTCGCTCTCGAGCCACCTCGGCGCCGGTTGTCATCAGTGTTTCGGCGGCCTCGTCAAGCTGCGCGACAGCCTCTTCAACAGGAATCTGGGGCGCGGCTTCCTCCGCCAAGTCTTCGATCTCAGCGCGCCGAACAGCGTCGGTTGCCGTAGCACCCTCGACTTCCGTGGTTTCAGCCACCAAACGCTGCGACCGAATAGCGTCAGAGTCCTGCTTCGCCAGGACCTTAACCAACCCGCCCCAGTCGACCTTACCGTCTTCGCGACGGAAGTCCTCGATGTCGATGCCGCGGGTCGTCGCGACTTCGGTCAACTCAGAAGTCTTCATGTCGAGGAAGGCTTCTTCGATGTTGTCAATCGCCTCGACTTCATCGAGAGTCGTGGGCTGCGGCAACTGAACGCCCTCGCCGCTTTTCGTGCGCAGCGTGCTCTGATTGATGGCATCAAGCGGGAGCGGCGTGTGCTCTGCCGGCGTAGTCGGCAGGGGCGCAGGAGCCGGAGCCGCATCAGGCTCAGCCCGCTTGAGGTCAACTGCCTCCTGGAGGTTGTCGGCGCGAATGAGGTCCACCGCACCTTCAACCACCTCGAGGTCCTCGGGGGCCAGCGCTGCCTTGATCGTATCGACCATGTTGGTGAGCAGCTGCTTGGTCGTTCCGACCTTCAGGCGCCCCTTGTTCGTCTCGTCGATAACTCCGATAGACTCTGGAAAGTCGAAACGAAGATAAGGGGAGAGAGTGTCTGCGGTGTCGATAATGAGCGACAGCACCGCTGAACGGTCCTTGTTGCGATCGAAGCCTTCCGACAGCAGCCGCTCCAGGTCCACAAGAGACGCTGTAGCCGTCTCAAGACCGGGCTGAATCTCGAGCGTAGGCGTCAACCTCTTGGGCGTGTCAAGCGGAAGGAGACTATCCATCGCGGCGGTCTGAGCGGCCTGTACCTGCTCGAATCTATCCGGCAGGTTCTCCGCAAAACGCTCTGCGGCGATCTTCATGGCGTCTTCTGTCGCCACCGCTGCATCTTCTTCGATCTTCGTCGCTGCCGCCTCGAGCCGAGCGAGACGATTTTGGGCGTTCCTCTTTTTCTTGTTTGCTTCGTTCGCAAGTTTCTTGGCGGCCTCCGCCGCTTCGGTTTGCTTCGCCCGAGCCTTGGCCTCGTCACGGAACAACTTGACGATGACATCGTCTTCGTCGAACAGCGGACGGTCCCCCACCAACTGGAAGTACAGCTCACCGTCGTCCCTGACCTCCATGGTCAGCGCCGTGCCGCGCTTGTGGTTCTTCATCTGCCGCTCAAGCAGGTAGCGAGCGACGTTCTGCTCCTCGGGCGACAGTTCTCCGACCATGCTTCTCAAAGAAGCTCCGCCGGGAGCAGACACTCCGGCAGAAAGCCGCTCGACCAGAGCAAGGCCTCGCTGTGCGTTCTCCAGGCCGCGCTTAGGGTCGTAGACGTCATCGAGAAACTTCGAAGCGCTGCGACGGATTTCCACAGTCTCACGGCCACGCTCCATTTCCTCAAGAGCACTCTCAGCCTCACCAAGCTGACGGCGAAGTTTGCCGATTTCGGCCTCTTCTTCGGCAGCTTCAATCCGCTTATTGAGTTCGGCGATGTCAGTCTCAAGCTCTGCCCGCGCATTTACGAGAAGCTCGTCACCCGCTTCAGCACTGCCGTCTACCTTGCCGTACCGCGCGGCGTCCTCCTTCGACTGAAGGTCATTGAACAAGCGCACCAACTGCTTTGCAGAGGCTTCTTCGCCGTCGACCTTCGCCGTCACGCCCAGCTCAGTGAGACGGTCCACGATTCCCGACCGAAGAACGCGAGTCACGTCGTCCTTGATCGCCTCGTTGAGCATGCGCTGAGCGACTTCCTCGCGCGGGAAGACGAACTTGACCGCTCGCTTGACGGTCGTGTCATCCTTGCCTGCCTCGAACTTGAGAATCTCCATCACGCGCGACGTCGCTCTGTCAGCGACTGCGCCAGTCAGATTGTCGACACCTTCATCAGGCTGCGGCACCGCCGCGACCTTGGGCTCAGCCTCTGCGACAGGCGTGGCCTTGGGGGCTGCTGGAGTCGCCACTTCGTCAGACACAACTGCTGCAGGGACCTCGACCTCAGGCAGTCGATCTCCGAGCCCAGCGTCAGTAATGTCTCTGCGGAACGCCTCTACCACGGGTGCGAGGTCTTCAGCGACGTCTGCCTGAACCGCCAAGTTTTCAATGGCGTTGATGGCCTCAGGGCTCTTCGCCAGAGCATCTGCCACTGCATCGTCTGCCTTGGCAGCCTCGAGCAGCGGAGTCAGCAGGGCCTTCGCTTCGTCGTTGCCAACTGCCGCGATCACAGGGTCGATGCCTTCGCGGAACTTCCTGCGCACCATCGCAACCCGCTTGGGGTTGTCGGTTGTAGACGCGGTGCGGCTAAATCGATCTGCGAGCTTCTTGAGTTCCCCGACCGAGATTGCAGCGTCAGACTTACCAGCGCGCGCAGTCGCTTTGTCAATGGCCTCTGTTCGCGCAGCCGCTGCTGCCGCATCGTCGCCCTTCTGTTTTCCTCCGGGCGTCTTAACTTGACCCAAAGCCCTCTTCGGCTCGACCTTCGCCGACTCATCAATAAACTTCGTCCACTCCTTCTGACGACGCAGAAGATCCTCGTCCGTAACGACCAGCTGAATGCCCTTCTCGCGAAGCCGCTCAGTGTACTTGCCCGACGAGTAGAAGTCCTCGATGATCTGCGTCAGGTTCTTCGCCTGGCTGAAAAACTCCTGCACGAGACCCTTGACCGTGTCCATCAACACCTTCAGGACCCTGTTGCCCCTGACGTTTAGAGGTCGCTTCGACAGCCTCCCCGCCCCGGTGGTCTGGAACACAGCCTCTCGCGACTTCTGCAGCGCGAGGTCCTTCATACTCTGGACCACCCAATCCTCAAAGTCGAGGATATGTCGGTCGACGTCGTCGATGTTAGCGCCCTCCTTCAACGCGCCCTGCGCGTCGAAGAGCTCGGACTCCTCGCGCATAAACATCGCGCGCTGGTCGAGGTACTCGTCAGAGAGGGCCTTGATCTCGTCTTCGGGGAGATACCGAGTCAGCGACCGCCAGAGTTCCTTGACTACCTCGTCGGAAAAAACGCCGGTCTCGAGGGCGTCTTCGTAGATCCGAATAGTGTTTTCGGTGAAGTCGAACATCGCACGCCGGCCTTCTGGCCCAGGCTCGCGAGCAACCGTCAGCGCGATGTCGTTGAGTCGCTCAGGACCGATCATGTCGATCGCCTTGAGCACGACGTCAGCGTCACGACCGTAGTCGCCCTTGAGGTCCAGAGCAGCCGCAAGCACCTGAGACTTCAGACCCTTGATGTCCGACAACTTCTCGATGTCGCCGAGCACCTCACCGACCTTGGGAGAACGCTCAGGAGCCTCAGGCATCCTGAGCCGCTTAGCGGCAGCAACCGGCTGCGCCGCCGGGGCAGCCGCATCCGCCACCGCTGCCAGCGCTTCGGCCTCACGTTTGGGAGCCTTGGCGACCTCTCCGGTGTACGAGCCGATACGACGAGCGTCAAATCGGTCTGCGAGACCTATCATATCGAGAGTTGTCTCGATGGAGCGAACGTCCGCCTGAGTCAACTGCTCAGGGTTGCGCGCCTTCCTGACCAGGTTGCTCATGACTCCATGGAAGTTCGGCTTACTCGCCAAAGCCTCGAGAACCGCGTCGTCAGTCTTGATGGCATCTGCAATGTCGAGCAGCAGGTCAGGTACCTTCTGAGCGTTGCCCATCGAGAACGTGACGTAAGCCCGCTTGATCGCGTTCTGGGCTTTCTCGAGCAGGGCCTGCGTCCTCTTGGGGTTGAGGCGAGCCCTGCTAAGGGCTCCATTGTATGCGAGTACCGCACGCTCAGCGGTGCCCGCCAGAGGCCCAAACTTCTCGTTGATCCTCGCCGCACGGGTCTTGACGCCTACAGGCTGCTTCGACCCGATGGAGGCATCAGGGTCCACCCTGCGGCGCCCACCGCCGCGACGACGAGCCACACGCTGGACGTCTTCACCCTGAAAGAGCAGCCGTGCGCTGTCATCGAAGGTGCCGCGGTTGTAGACGGACTTGACCTGGGTTGGGTCGAAGGCGATGTAAGAATCTCCTCCACCCTCGATCACATTTCGATAAACCAAACCATCATGACCAGTCTTACGGACTGCGTCCTTTACAACGTCGGCACGCGCCGCCAGGTCTGTCTCAGGAATCGCAGACAACCGCGTACGCGCTTCGCCAAAGATGTCTGCAAACTGAGGGTAACGACGCGCCATATCATCGATTACCGACACGCCTGTCCATGAAACCGAGTCACTCACGCGCAGCGGCGTCATCGAGAGGTATACCGGAACGACGTTTACGCCTTCAGAAGTAGACCGAACTGCCTCGAAGTAGCGCGCACGCTCTGTATCGCTAAGCGCCGCCACTTCTTCTTCGACGAGTAGACCAAGGCGAGTCGAGGCTGCTTCGGAACTTCCGAAGTGATACCCCAGCTCCTGCGGCCTCTTTCGACCAAACTCGTCGAAATCACCTGCGGTGCCGTGATACACGACCAGCGGCTGACCCTCGTCGTCCACGACCTTGGAGTCACCGAGCCACCGCTTGAAGTACGGCGACTCAACCCCCTGCTCCTCGTACAGACGCCGGGCTTCGGCAACCTCGTCGGCATCAGCGCTTGCGGCAGATGCGTCCTGAAACAGCCGCGTCGCCACAAAATCATCGCCGGTCTCACCGCGGCGAGCCGCTGCGATGATGTCTTCGAGCTCTTCGTAAGTGCGGTGGAAGATAAGGAACGCTTCCCGCTCAGACATCAGAGGAAGGACCGACTGCATCGCGTCCGACTGCACCTCGACCCGAGCACGGGTGTCGCCTGTCGCTGCGAGCTCGTCGTACGACATTCCATGTCGACGCTGAGAAATGGCATCGCGGGTAGAGCTGAGTGCTCCACGCATCTCTGTGGCCTTGGCCGCGAAGTTGTTCAGCGAGTCCACCGACCGAACATTCAGGATATTCTGCTTGATGAAGTTCTCGACCTTGGCGTTGGCAGCCCCTGGGCTTTGCATCATGTCCGCGCGTGCCATGTAGCGCAGCATCCTGTCCAGCACGTACTCGACCGCGCGCTCCTCTTCAGGAGAGATGCGGGGCCGCACAGTGCGTGTACCGGGGCTCAGCTGCCCTGCTCGAACTTGCTCAGGGGGAGAGAAGCCGAACGCCCGGAAGAACGATCCTCGCGCGAACTTGCGCGTCGCCGGCAGCACTGGCAGAGCTGTCTCGCTGGCCGTGCCCAACGTGATGCCGATGGGGAGGTTGTACTTCACCACGGACTGAGGGTCTTCGCCGCGAGAGATGGCGTCAGCCGAAGCCTTCATCCAGTCGATGAGACCTGTGCGCCACTGAGGTGTAAGGACCTCGTCGATCTGGTCGCTGACCTCGGCTGAACGCACACTGTCGCCCGCCTGCACTGCGAGCGCCTTCTCCTGCCGAAGACGACGAAGCACTTCGCCCTGCACGGAAGCCGCTACAGTGAACGGGTCCTGACCATCTGCCCGCATCTGATGCAGCGCCGCGGTGGACATCATCGAACGCTGCTGGACCTTGAGCATCGCGGGGTCAACCGTCCGGCGCAGCCCTGGCACGCCCAGGGCGAACGAGAGAATGCCTTCCTTGGTCGAAACCAGCATCGCCGAGATAGCGCGGTTCACGTAGTGACGAGAGCCTTGTGGGTCGAGGAAGTCGTCTACGTCCGTAAACCCTCCGGCCCGCACCGCGTCTTCGTCGACCAGGCTCCGAGAAAAGCTCTGGATTGTCTTCCCTCGCTCGGTTGAGTAAGTCAGCACGGCATCGAGACCACGCCGCAAGAACTGATGACCTTCGCTCTTGTTGGTGACGACGGCCGCCTCATTGAACACGCCTGTCAGCACCTGCGCGTAGCGGCGTCCGCGGTCGCTCTCCTCGGAGTTGTTAAACAGCCTGTAGCTGCTCTGCTTGAACTTCTTCTGGCGAAACTCGTTCTTGAAGTCTGCGCTTACGAGCGGGTCAAGAATGCTGCCGTCTGCGACGGCAGCTTTCAGGCGCTTGTGGAAGTCCTCCAGCGCAGCCCTTGTCGCGCGGAACTCCTCCTTCTTGGCGTCCGACAACCTGACGCCTTCGAGGCTTGCGTCCAGCGCCTTCTCCGAGACTGGGGCAAAGACGTCGAGACCGTTGGCCAGCGTGGGGTTTTGAGCGAAGCCTGCGATGTCTTTAGAGTTCGTATTGCCCAGGGTGGGGCGGACACGGCCCATACGCTGCTCAAAAATGGTCTGGCGAAGCGCTGTCGAGTCTTTTGAGGGGTCGTCGAGCTTCAGGCCCAAGATCAATGCCTCGAGACGATCGGCCGTACTGAACGCGACGTTTGCGACAATCCTGCCGTCCTGCGTCTTCGCTTCCTTAATGTCCGATAGCTTCGGAGTGAGCGTGACGTTATCGCCGATACCTGCGTTTACGATAGCCAGCAGGCGCTTGCCCTCCTCTTTCTTCAGGGGGTTGCCGGACGCGATGGCCTCTTCCGCGACCGACTTGAGCTTCGCCGCGACTACCTCGGAGAACCCTTCGTCGAGCGCGTCCTTGGCTGCGGCGGACTGAATCGAGTCACCCGCGGCGATCTCCCCCATCCGACGCTCGGCTTCGCCGTCGATGAAAACATATACCGAAGCACGACCACGGGCGCGCAGGTCTGCGTCGAGGTTGTCTGACTCACGCAGCTGCTCGACCTTGTCCAGCAGTACACTGTAGGCGTCAGCGACGGCTTTGGTCGAGCTACCGCCTTGGTCTCGCGCAACGACTTGCTCAAGCCCCATGGCGATTTCAGCCGTGCGAGAAACACGCCCGAGGCCGCGCTTGTAGATTTCCCCCCGGAGGCCGATGAGTGCCTCGGTTGTACGCTCAAAGTCGGGGATTGCCTTAAACTGGCGATAGCCGGCGGTGATTGCTGCCTTGGTGTCTCCGATACCCATCAGAGCGTCAGGGTGTGCAACTGCGACGATAAAGCCGCCCACGGTGCCCAACACCGACCCTGCGGCTCGGGCGATTTCGATTGTAGCCAGATCGACGTTGCCCTTCTCCAGCCCCGCAGGGATTGGGATCACTCCCGACTCGATGAGGCTTTCGACAGCTTCTCGGCCGCGCTCTGTGTCCAAGGCCTGCTGCATGGCCCAAGCAGTGAGGTTGCCTCCCTGCTCAATGCCCAGCTCAACAAAGTTCTGTCGCTCAGCCACGCCGCGAACACCTGCGCGCTTGACCTCTTCGAGAACGCCTCCGGTGACTGCGCTGGCCCCTGGGATAACGCTAGTGCCCAGCTGCGACGCCTTGAATGAGGACATCCCCATGTTGATTGCGGCGTCCATTAGGCCCTGCTCTCCGGACTGGGCCTTCTCGATCTCCGCCCCAAGCGCGGGCAACAGGTAGTATTTGACCACGCCGATGTTGAACGACTGCCCCATGACCGGAGGAGCGTCCATCGCGTTCATGAATGCGAGGCCGGTTCCTTCCTGACGGTAGACGAAGCCGCCGTCAACTGCGCCGACAACTTCGACCAGCGGCTTCATCGCGTCGATGAGGCTCAGTTCGTCGGTCTGCCCCGTGATGTAGTCCCACGAGGTCTGGAACGGTGGCAGGGTAGCGTCCGCCGTCTGGGCGGAAATCATGAGCTTGAACGCTTTCTTCCTTGCCTCAATCTCGATCTCACGCTCGTCAGGCTCCTCGCCCGAAAGCCTCGCTGACTCAAGCATGTCGCGGTACACCGCGCGAGCAAACTTCGAGAACTTCTCTCCAACCGGTGCTCGGAACGAGTCTTTCATATCCGCCAGCAGAGGGCTTCCTGCTTTGATGAGCTCACGGTAAGGAGCTACCGCTTTTTCTCGGGTCGGCGTGCCCTCTTCGGGGTACTCGGACATCTGAGCAAACGCGGTGAACGACGGCAGCAGCCCGCTGCCCGACGAAGCCTGGATTGCGTTCAGCCCCAACGCCTGCTCAACTTCAGTCTTACCTTCGCGGAAGTCAGACTGACCGATCATCTCGCCTACGGCGGTGGCAGCTTCTTCGATGAGGTCTTCAGGGTCCTCGCGCTCGGCGAGCGGAGTGGCGCCTGCCACCGACACCAGGGCCTCAGGCCGCTGGTCCTCGGCCGACTCAGGCGGCGTGAACATCCCGCCGACGTAGTCTTCAAGGTTGTTTTTCGTGCGAGTCGTCCACTTTCGCCGCTCCGTGACCTGCTTTGGGTCAGGCGAATCGCCGTAGTACATAAGCCCCAAGGTCTCAACGTCGCCATCGTTGGCCGCTTGCCGTGCCGTCACAGCCTGCGGGTCTTCGCGGCGGAACCAGTTGACAAACAACTGGTCGCCGATGAGGCTTGGGTTCTCACGGAACTGCAGGACCGCCTGCTCTGCGGCCTGGTCCTCGTCCTCTACGCCGTCAATCTGGAGCATGGCGTCGATGAGACCGCCATCCCGGCCCAGGACCTGGTACTCGCCCCAGGCTCCGCCCTGGACAGCCGCCTTACCGTTGACGCCGTACGCCGCCTGAAAGACCTTCTTGGCGTCGCCTCTGTAGAAGTTCTCAGCCGGCCAGACGAGTTCGCCGTCGCGTTCAACCGGCTCCATTACCACATCGAATCCAGCCTCGCGCAGACTACGACGAAGTGCGACCTCCTCCTGCGGAGTGCGCCGACGACTCTCGGGAGTGCGTTTGTCGAGAGAACTTCCGATGTGCAGGTTGTACGCGAACCCATCGGGTATGCCCGTGCTCTCCGTCTTTGAGATGGCGTACGCCATCGGGGCGGGAATGCCTGCCTGACCCGCCAGATAGATGACCCGGCTCTGCTCGTCTTCGTCGGCCACCGCGTCGGACTTCAGCGGACGGTAGAGGTCTTCGGTCTTAGGAGTCGACCGAGTGTTTTTCTCGCGGAAGATAAAGTCGTTGCTGGCGATCGTTTCCCGAATGGCCTGTGACCCCACCAACGTCGCGGGAATCGGCTCAAGTCCGTCGACCTCAAGTGGCGCCGGGAGGTTGAACAACTGCGCCAAAAACTCCGCACGCTCAAGAGTCGAACCGGTCGAAGGCGCTCCCGAAAGATCCGAACGAATCTTGTCTCGCTCGATTTTCGGGACAGTGTCGATGAAGTTAGGGAGAGCCTGAACAAGTGCGCTGTCTGCGAAAGCCGTACCTATGCCCGCCTTTGACGTGTCCAACACCAGGTTGACCGCGCGGCGCTGCACGGACTGGTACTGGCTCTGGCTCTCCCCTCCGCCCTTGTTGGGCATCTTGCGCTCTGCGGCGTCCAGCAGCACGAACTCAGCGTCACGCTCAGTCCTCCGCTTCTCGGGAGTCGAGGTCTGCGCGATGATGTTGTCGATAAAAGCTGCGTACTTCTCGGCGCCCGGAGCTTCACCGTAGTGGTTGACGAACTCCTTCTCGATCTTTCGCGCCATGATGTCTGCGCGAATGTCCCGAGCATTACGGACCTTCTTCGCCCGCCGGCCCTGCTTGGCAATCTCCTGAGCTGCGGCAGAAGACTCGTCGATCTCTGAAGCGGACAGTGTCTGAAAGAGTTCTTCCGGTGTGTCCTGCGGATTAAACAGGTATGAAGTGATGCCTGGGATGTCGACGTCACCTTCCCCGGCGCTGATTCGGGCTTTCGCCGCTGTCGCCGGCAAAAACTGAGCGAGAGACCCTAAGGTCGTTCCAAGTACGCCGTCTCCAAGGTCAGACAGTTCGCGCTCACCCGCAACACGGAGAGCCTGTTGAGCTTCTTGTCCTGTCGTAGTGGCAACTTCGGCGGCGTACTCTGCCTGAAACTGGACGTTACCCAAAGCTTCAAAGGGGTCGAAGTCATCGAACTCGACCTTGGGGAGCTCGTACTTCTGCCTCTTAGCGATGCCCGAGGGTGCGCCTGGAAAAGGGTCGCCCAGCGTGTCTGGTGCATCGACAGCTACGCCTGCGCCCACATCCTCGGGGGGCTGAAGCTGCTCCGGCTCGGGGTCCGCGAAAGGCTCAATGGCGAAGCCGGCACGCTTGCGCAGATTGTCGAAATACGACATGGACACTCACCCGTGGTTGCGGGTGAGTGTAACATGAGAGACCGAGGCTACTTCGACTACGAAGACGGCGGCGTTGCGCCTCGCTTGCCCCGGCGAGTGGGAGTCTGTTTACCCTTCATCGGAACGGCTGTCTCGGCGGCCAAAGCCCTCTGACGCTCAGCCTCTTCTTCCTCTTCATCTGCAACACTAAACGCAGCTGCGTACTCGCTCGTCGTGGGGGAATACCCGTAATCAAACGGAGGCATTGTCTCGGGAGGCGCGGACTCTCCCGAAGCCTTCGGCGGCGTACCTCTGCCGGGCTGGCTGCTCGTCAACGCCGGCGAAGAAACCGGGGGCGGAACAACGGGGGCCGCCGCCTCAGGAGGCGTGACCTGGCTGGCCTTGTCGGGGAGTGTAGCCTCGACCTCAGCATCCGTCATCGGAGGTGGCTCAAGCGCCTTCTGCATCGGAGTCTTCTCTCGGGCAATCGGCTCACTCGAGTAGGTGCCCTTGCCCTTCTTGTACTCCGATCGGCTACGCCGAGACCGTCGATCATCACGACGACGGAGACGCTCAACCTGACCCGGCGTGATTCCCATGCGATCAGCGACCACCGCAGGGTCCATCGAAGAAAACGAGTCTCCGCGAACATCTGAGAACAGAATCTGCTCACCCTTGCGGTCTCCGCCCATCACGACAAAGCGGCTCTGGTCTCCCCCGTACTTCTGCCGCGCAGTAAAGCCCTGGACCTTGCGAAGCGGCGTCTCCATAGACAGCTTCGTCCCTGGAGGAGCGTACAGGTGAGCGTCGTAGCGCGTCCCCCTCGTCAAGCCGTCCAAAGAAGTCAGCGGTGTACCGTACTTGCCTTCACGAACCGCGGCAGGGTCGGCTGCGACATGCGCGACGTTGCTGTTGAGCGCGGCGTCGTTGATGGCCGCGACCTGGTCGCCCTTGATGTTTCCGCGGAAGAACACCTGACGTTCTGGGCCAATGACGGCTACTTCGTTGGTGATTAGGTCGACTACGACGCTGGAGCCTGCAGCCTTCTTCGGGTCCAGGCCGTAGAGCTTGTTGAGCTCGCGAACCTTGTCGGCGCTGTCGTCATCGAGCGACATGCCCATGATAGTCCGCACGCCGGCATCATCAAGGTCGAACTCGACCACGGGGTTGGTGTCTCGATCAGACAACGCAGCCTCGGACCGGCGCTGCATGTCGTCCAGTGAGATGAAGTCTCCAGATTCTTCGTCAACGAACGATACGAACTGATCCTTTTTTACTTCGAGAGCCCGGTCGCGATCGACGACATCGACTTCCATGTAGGTGCCCGTAGGGCGGTATGCTCGACGCTTGTCGCGCTTCACCTCGCGCAGCACGCGAGCCAACTGACCTGTTGTCGGTCGTTCGCCCTCCGCGAGGTTCATTCCGAGTTTGTCTACAACCTGGTAAAACAGCGGACTGGTCTGTACAGTCTTGGTCATCTCCATCTTGTCGAGCACCGGCTGGATGAACGGGTTGCTCGACATCGGGTCGCGGCTGCGGCCTCGGCTGTAGATCGGACGACCGGACGAGTCGACGCCCGAAGCGAGCAGGTCGCCTGCGGTTTGCAGCATCGCCATCTGCGCCTCGCCGTCCTCGGCCAACGCCACGCTCTTGGCGAAGGCCAGCTGGTCGGCGCGATTCTTGATGTCTCCCGAGTAGCTGTAGTTCATCTGAGGAGACTCACCCAGAGCCTCTACCTCTTCGAGAATCTCGCTCTCGAGATTGACACCCTCAAGACCCAGAGACGTATGTGCCATCGAGTTCGAGAGAGTGCGCAGTCGAGCGATTTCATCAGGCGACAGCGTTTCGCCCCCCTTCGCCTTCTCCGCCAAATCAACCGCTTCGTCGCGCATCCGCATGATGGCTTGATACTGGAGGTCCTCTCGATAGGCCCCCTGAAGGAAGTTCCCAAACGCGGCTGTGTTAGCGTCGTCTAAGTTCAGTCGATCGAGTACGCCAGAATCAATCAAGTTGGAGTCGAACTCGATGCTGTCCAGCCACTCGCCAGCTCTCCCGTCCTTCGACAGTTCAACCCACGACTGGTAGGCCTCGTCGCTCAACTCACCCTTGATAATGTTCGGGTCTGCTTCGAGCGTCGTGAGCACGTGCTCGGCTGCGCGAGAAACTCCCCTGACGTTAGAGGCAATCTTCGCAGTATCCGTCGGGTTGCGCACGTCAGGTCCGCCTGAGGCAAAGCCTCCTTTGCCGGCGAAGGCGATGATTTCAGACAAACCACGATCCAACATGGCCTGCACCTGAGCGGGTGTCTGGCTTTGGATTTGATCTGTCGCCTTATCGAGCAGTCCTTGAGCATCTTTGATGGCGCGTCCCGCAGCCTTTGGGTCAATCGCGCCACTCCCGGCGTTGTCGATCACCAGCTTGAAGAAGACGTTCTGCTCCTTCAGCAACTTGTCCGCAAAGTCCTCTTTCCCCTCCTTGATGGCGTTGTCGCGCTTCTGCTCGTACTCCAGGTATTCTGCCAGAATATCTTCCTTGCGCGTCTCAAGCGCTTCCATGGCGTGCCGAGCGTCGTCGAGCGACCACTCCCCCCTCTTCGCGCCATCCGAGATGAACTTGACGAAGCGGTCGTAGTCAGCGGCTGTCGGGTTCTTTGGGACCTGCATTGGTCGTTACCTCGTAGGTCCGTAGGGGTTGTACCTGGGAGTGATTGACTGCATGTATGTCGCGTACGCGGCCTTCTGGCCCGCGCCGGTGAGAGAACCTGGGTCGAAGCCTGCCGCGCTGAAGTCGACGCCGGCAATCGGCTCAAGCTGCTTACCCAGTGACCCAGCCTGCACCTGCTGGCTGACAGTGGGTGCGGCGACCTGCATACCGGCACTGGCGAGGGTGCTACCGATCTGACCAAAGACCGGGGCTGTCGCGCCCATTCGAATCGCTTCGGGGTCGATTGCCTGCGCCTGCATCTTGGTCTGGAGGGCCTGAGTCCGCAACGCCTGACGCTGTGCGTCCTTGGCGACCGCCTCCTGCTGGCTCATCTGATCGATCATCTGCTGCTGCTGCGCCATCGACGCCTGCAACGATGCGTCCAGCTCAGCCTCGAGGGCCACAGACGGACTCTGACCGCCGCGCTTTGCTTCATCCCGGGCCTGCTGACCAAGGGCTGCGCGATCGAGCGCAGCTCCGGCCTTGAGCGTGTTCTGTCGAGCAACCGACATTCCGCCCTGCAGCTTCGACGCCTGCGACCGCAACGCCTTGGCGTATCGGTTTGCTGCCTTCTTCTGCGCCTTGGCCTGACTCTCGGCAGCCTTGCCAGCACGACGGGCACTAACCGTTTGCCCAATCACCGCTGCGCCGAGGCCCACGCCCATAAGAATCGCTGCCATGTCAGACCTCCGAGGATGAGATTAGCACGGTCATCGGAATGCGACGACGCGGGCATTGCGACAACCGATCCCCAGCCGCTGATAGAGCTCGAGGTTCTTCTTGACCGTCGAGTTCGACTTGTCGTACTTGATGACCGTCTCGCGCAAGAACTTCGCGACGCCTCCGCCAGAAGCCCTCGTGGGCTTGACGTAGAAGCCCAGGTAGGCTTCATGGAACCCCTGCTCAACTTCGGTCTGCAGATAGCTAAGGTTCATGAACGAAGCTTGCTCTGCTTCCGTTGAGTAGGGGGATTCGTTGTCGTTCGCCCCGGAAACCGCCGCGTAGTCGGCGACGGCGCGCTTAAACCACGTCATCGGGTATTCTCGTCGCCAAGAGCTTTGTTCGACCCCGTCGACAAACAAGAAGGTCTGGATACTACCGCCCTCAGAAGAAAAGATCGGGTCGTCGCCCGCGGTTGCGCTCAACCCAAGCCACTTCGCTACGTAAAAGAAGAAAGAGATATTCCACCGCACCGCAGCGGCGTCGAACGGCACGTAGATTCTCAAGCCGCAACCAGGAAGAGCCTGGTCACGAGCTACCTCGACGTTGTTGGCTTTTACGGCGGTCTGGCCGCTTACGTCGCTCATGTTGTCGAGTGTATGCCAGCCACCGTCAAAACGAGTCTTGACCACCTGCTCAGGCTGCAGGTGCTCTTGGCGGAGCTCAAAGTCTGTGCCGCCGTTCTGCGTAGACTGTAGCTGAATGCCTCCGTTAGGCTCAGAGTAGACGCCCTCGCCAGGGGTCTTCGAGTACAGCGCTTTATTGAGGTCATCGACAGGCAACACCTGTCCATCGATAAACGTCGCGGGAATCACTACCTGGGCCATGTCAACCTCACGACTTCATTACGACAGCGTTGATCGTCGAATGCCGGCAACGCACAACGGTATCGCTCCCTGCAGGTCCCATCCATGCGGCGGCTCCGAAAATCGCGACCTGATCGATCGACACACCCAGAGCGCGTGTCACTGAACCTGCGACGACCCCGGAGAAATCCACGTACGCCGTCACCGGCACATCCACAAAATCTCCTGGCTCGTCTCCCGAAACTACGGAGCTGCTTCCGTTCGGACCGTAGCGCGACAGGTAGTTCAGACCGACCTTGCTGCTGCGGGGGTGCAAATCATCGTTGGTTTTACTGACCTGGTAGGCGATGTAGTTGTTGCTGTTGACCCATGCGAGGCTGGGCCTCCAGGCGTACCAAACTCCCGTCGTTGTCGATCGAATCGCGATCAAGAAGCACGCGGCGCCCAGGTGCATCTTGTTCTGCGTCAACGACGAATGAACCAGCCTCTCGATAAACACGTTGCCTTCTACCGTCAGCACGCACTCAACCGGAGGGGTTGCGTCTACAGGAAGATCAGCTGTAGCCATCTGCAACCAAGACGACGGAACTGGGTGAAAAAACCGTTGATTTCCGAAGGCAATCGCGGGTCCCGGCGGGTAGGCATACGCGTTTGACGCCGAAGTAAAGATCGAAACACCCACTGTGCCCGAAGCGGCAGCGATTACTGAAGAGAAACCCTGCAGGTGGTCACCGTTGATTGCTCCTCGCGCGACCTGGAATGCTTGAATGTCGTTAGACTCGTCGGCTACCTTCTGAAGCCTCTGGTCAACCAAGTTTTTCTTGGTGACCACATCTTCGTCGCTGTACGACGCAACAACCGACGGAGTACCGAACGGAGAAGATTCAACCGGCTCAGCCGGAATATCTGTCACGGCCAGCTGCCGAGAGTAGACGTAAACCTTGTTCTCTGCCGGAAGATACGTCACGGAACTGTCGACATCTCCGACAGACGGAGGTGGCGGGGTAAACGACCGGCGGCGACCTGTGGGGACACGTCGAACCACCAGCTCGACCACGTGGTCGCCAGGCTCAACATCCACCGAGGCAGTCAGTCTCGCGCAGAACATCGGGATGTTAATCGCGTCAGGACGCTCTCGAAATCGACCAAGCATCGGACCTGAGATGCCAGCAACCGCACCGGTGTCTCTGGGGTCAACGATGCGCGCAGGAGTAAGCGGCGCCTGCTCGTTGTCGAAGCGTCCCGTGATGGTCTCAGTAATGACCACACCGTCTACGCGCAGAGCGTACTGAATCTGTGCGGGGTAATACACAACCACTTCTGCAGCGGTTGCCGTGCCTGCGCCGGGCTTGGTGGTCGCAGAAGGTAGGTCGCTCAACGCCTCGAACACGCTAGACGTCGAGCCCTCCCTTACCTCGGTCATGTCGATAATCGGGTTGCCCGCACCAGAGATGTTGCTGTAGGCGAACGAGATCTTGAACGTCCCAGAAACAGCGCCGGTCACTGTGTTTGTGAAGATGAGATCGCGCCCTGCCGCTTTGACCTCATACCCTGAGGCTTCTACCCAGCCTTTCGTGACAACCTTCTCGGCGTCAGAGCTGGGCGCGTAGGTCGCACTCTGTGCGCCGGCAGCGATGAGTCTTGCGACTTCTTTCGACTGCTCCGCAGCAGAAGCGAAGTTTCTCGAATCGCGCACCAACAGGTTCGTAAAGGCAGCCTGAAACGAATCCAGCGTCACGATTACGTCGAGTTCCGCGAAGGTGCTCTTACCTCCGCCGGACTTGAGATCGGGGTCAGTAAACCGCGGAACAGTTACGCGGAACCTCGCGGTGGTTCCGTCAAAGTCACCCGCCAGGCAATGAGCAGCTTGCGCAGTAATCGCAAGAGACGAGGCTCCGGTAGACACCGCAATGAGCATGTCTTCAGCGCCTGTCACTGGCTGCCAGCCCGTTGTTTGCTCCAGAAGAAACGCTCCGGCAGCGCCAGGCTGCGGACTCTTACCTGGCGTAGAACCAGCGCCGTTTACCAGAAGAGGGTCAGACCCAACCGAAACTGTCTTAGTTCGAAAGAACGTACCGGCGGCAGACGACAAAGATGTCGCCAGAGGCGCCCGAATGTTGTGTGGCCCCAGATGACCGTTCAGTCGCTCAGCGGCCACTTGCAGCGCGTCGTTCAGCTCAACCTTGTCGAGCGGCTCACCTTTCTTGAACTTCCGCTTAGGGAACAGGTAATCACCAGACATTACTCGTCCTCGCCCAGAGGGATGCGGGCGAGCTGGTCGCCCATGGTCGCAAACGACGTCTGGAAAGCGAACGACGCGATGTGAAACGGCGTCTTAGACTTGAGCTTAAACGCCCAGGTGTTGACGCTCTGCAGCCCGATGGGGACACGTCGCCAGTACAGTCGACGTGAGTGCGCCTTCCCCTGCCCCAAGACGAAGTCCCCGAGAAGGTCCTCAATCTTCACGCCGACAGACTTGAGCTTGCGCGGACTGTCTGTGTCAGGCTCGAATGACCCATTCGAGAATATTTCTACGTCGAGAGTCTCGTTGACCTCGTCGATCATGCCGATGTACAGGTTGTGTACATGGATCGGCTGCAGCGCGTTGTCGTCGCCACGTAGCCACGCACTCTGGAACTCGTAAGTCAGTTGAGGTCCCGAGCTGACGGTAGTCTCATGACTCATGACGTAGACGTCGTAAGAGGTCGCTTGTAGAGAAAGTCCACTACCAATCGCAGCGGGGACCGAGCGGCGAGACCCTCCAGCAAACAGCACCAGGTATCGGGGGTCGTCAGTGATGCACATGTCGCTGACCTTGTACCCGAGCTCAATCTCTCTCCAGCCCTGTCCGTCAAAAGCCAAGATGAGCTCATTGTCGAACTCCCCGGCCTTGGCCACTGCGCAGCGATAGTCACGGCTCTCAGGCTCAATGATAGACACCGCATTGCGCAGTGACCCCGTGGCAAGCTCCGTCTTCACCAGTCGATGAATCGGATCGCTCAGCTTCATCAGGCCCTTCTCGGGATTCCATCCGTAGAAGGCGTCACGGCTAAGCCAGATAAGCGTCCCGTCCGGCAGCCCCTGAAGCGACCGTGGAGCCACACAACCGATACCGCGCACCATGACTTGCGGCGGTGCGGTCGGATCGGTGATGTCGATCATCGCCCGCTCGGTAAACGCGATGAGCCTGCCCGCGTGGCTGGCAAGCGCAGTCACAATGGCTCCGTCAGGGTCAGGCGTCGTCGCGAACTCCGCAGGGAAGGTGCCGGGGTAACCGACCTCACTGCGCATGACGTAGGGCCCCTCAGCGACGACCAACGACCCTGCGTGCGAAGTCATCGAACTGAACCGAGGTGTCGGCAGGTAGTCCTTCGCGGGCTCACCCAAGCGGCTGTCCGGCACGTTGTCTGCGTAGACAAAGCTCTTTGTGCCCGCCATTCGGGTCACCAGTCGGTAGGTGCCAGGGAATCGGTTGCCGTCGGGCGTACGATACAGCCGCGTAGCGACCGCATGCTCAGGCGCATCTCCCGACCCCTTGACCACAAACTGCCGAGGCAGGTTGTCGAGCAACGTGCTTCGATCGAACTTCTTCAGGTCGGGGCTTACGCTCGTGTCAATCTCCACAAACGCATTCGCTCGCTGCAGCGCGATCGAAATCTCGACACTCTCGCCCGACAACGGTGAGATGTTTCCGTGAATGTCTTCATAAGCCGCCGCGTACTTCCAACGACCAGCGAGCACAGCGCCATCGTTGTTGTCAACGTAGTCGCCAATGGTCCCGATGCGGCCTGGCCACGTGTAGCCGTCCTGATTCGGGTAGTCTTTGATGATGTCGCCGGGCTGCTGAGGACCTGACGCTTCGGGCGGACCTGGGGGTTTACTGAAACCCAAAGGCACAACCATCCCGTCGTACGAGATAACCAGCGCTGGGTCGATGCCGTTTGACCACACGATGGTGTTGTTGACCACGGTGAACATGTCTGGATAGCCGGCGCGCCCGTCGTCGGTCAGTCCCTGGTCGTCTGGATTAACGGGGTAGATGCGCTTCCAAGAGCGGCGCCAGCCTGCGTGCAGGTACAGCGCTGTGCCTGCGCGCACGATCAGCGTCGGAGCCTTCCCCTGCAGCAACCCCGCGTGGAAGATGCCGTAGATCTTGGTTACGTCTTGAATGCTCAAGATGCGGCCGAAAACGTCAAAGCCGTTCTGTAGCGACTTTGCGCTGGCGCCGTACTGGTCACCACCACGGTTAGGCTCGTACGGGCAAGAGCCCCGAATCGCCCGGAGGGTTCCCTCCGGGGTCAACTCGAGGTTCTTGATCTTGTACGCGAGGTTCGTCGGAGCGTACTGGACCTGAGCCTGCCCGCTCTGAATGCGGACCTGTGAGACCGCGCGCTGACCAGGTCCAGCCATTCCTTACCCCTTCGTCTTGTACTCGTTCCAGACCTCGCCGAGCAGGGCGAGACCTTCGTCGCTATCGAGCGCCGGGAACTTGCGGCGGCACCGTGCGCGCCAGGTAGCATGATGCTCCTGCTTCTTCGGCTCGGGAAGGACCTTCCTCGAAGGAAGCGCAGACGCGGGAGCGGCAACTGCTGGCGTCGACCGCTCGACCCACTGCGACTTTTCCTGACTCCACTCAAGGTGGCCGGGGGCAAACAGGAACGCGCCGTCGCTCCACACCCAATCCACCGGACGCCAGTCCGTGTGATGGACCGCCTGCGTGAACCGGTTCGAGGACACGGGGAAGAAGTTCTCGTTGGTGACCAGCATCCCGTCCCAGTGACCTCCGTCGCGGACGTTGAGCCACACGAGCATCGCTTCGTAGCGGCCCATGTGTTCGTCGTCGCGGCAGAAGACCTGACCGATCTTGGGAGGATTACCGTAATGCGGCGCGTTTGCCATGTTGTTGCTCCTTTAGGTGACGCCGGAGTGTATCACGCTCAGCCTTCGCTGAACGTGCCATACCGGTAGCGTGGGCGAATGTCGCCCCAGGCACGGTTCTCGACGATCCCGTTGTTGTCGCCGTGCTGCGACCGAAAACGGCGCACGAGCTGACGGTACAGCGCTCGGTGCTTCATCTCGCTGTTCTGATCGACACCGTCCAGCCGGCTCATGTACGCCAGCGCAAGCTCGAGGAAAGCACTGAATGCTTCCTGCTTGATTGGCACCTGGTCCTGGTCGTTGACCAGCTCCTTGGGCTGCATCAACACCTGTGCGTCGATGTCGTAGTTCTGGTCCGGCGTCGGCCAGATGTGGTAGGCGTAGTAGCCGGTGCTCTTGACCAGCTGGCGCGTCGGGTCAGGCACAATCGCCTTGTCACTACCCACCGTCTGCATCTTGCCCTGCCAGGTAAACGTACTGACTACAAACTGCTTCAACGCCGCGGTGGCCATGTCGGAAGTGATCGGATCGAGGTCCAACGGATTGAGCTCCGCCAACAGGTAGAACTTACCATCTGCTTCGACCCGGTTCAGGCGATGCCTTGCTTCGATAATCTTAAATGACGTGGCGGTGGCTCGAGTCTCGGTAAACGTCTTCTCGGGTCCGAACTGTCGGTATGTTTCCAACCGTCGAACATAAAGTCTCAAGCGCAAACCACTTCGACCAAATCGGAGAGGGTTTCCTGAAACGTCAGGGTAGTTTGCGTCATCCGCGAGGATTCCTTCAGGGTTACCGACAAAGTCGAGCATCTCTTCGAGGTTGCTCATTTCGATGACAATCGCGCTTGCGGCGGAGTATTGCGCAGTGGCCGGTGCAAGCGGAGTGACGTTGGCGTCGAACTCAACCGCATGGTCGAACGCAGTGCTGACGGGGCTGGGAGCACTCTCCCACTCCGAATCAGTAAAAAGTCCCTGCGTTTCGCCCCACTCCTGCTCCTTGCGGCCCCACGCGTACGTGTAGCAGAACTCGAACTTACCCGCGGGTACCGGACCCGCCCAGGGAAGTGACCTCTCCGGCGTCTGGTCAGCCGACACAGCCACCACCGACCTTACAATAGGCGCTTCTGTCGGAGAAGGCAGCTGAAAGAATCGACCACGCCAGAAGTCTGTGGGTCGACCCTGGACTCGCTGCCGAAAGTCCGGCAGGTACTCGCGGCGAGCGGTGCCGCTGCTAATCTGACCCACCAGCTGCTCGCTGTCATCAAACAGCTGCATCGGAGTCAGGATCTCAATCGCATTCGCCTGAAGGAAGAACTCCGGCTGGTAGATGCGAAAGTCGTACTCAGTTGTTTCACCGGTCTCAAACCACGGGCGATCGAGGCTGACGTAGTACACGCCGCTGGCCAACCACCACTCTCGACACTGGCGACGACGAATACGGCCAGCGCTGTCAGTGACCTCGAGATGCATGATGCCGTCCCACGTACGGTCAACAGTCGGTACCCACGTCCCCGAGCGAACGAACTGCAAGACCTTGAGGTCTGTGGTCGACTTGATCTTTGCGTTGACGTCATCGTCACTGCCCACGACACTCTTTCGGACGTGGATGTGCTTGTCCTCAGGAACCAGCGCCTCGGGCACCTCGCCGGAAACATCTCGCAGCGCTCGCAAAAGGCAGGTGTTGACCCGGCCGTCAAGCGTCTTGCCCGTACTGGCCCAAGAGCGGTCGTTGTAGATGTATTCCCGAGCAGCCTTGAGACTGGTGTCCATGCGACCCTCTCACTGTTTGGCGGCAGTGTATCACGCAGAACGCCCCCGCCAGCACGAGGCTGACGAGGGCGTTGTTGACCTGGAGTGGGTCAGATGTTGATGAAGCAGGTTGCGAGAGCGTCTTCAGCCGCACCTTCGGTCGCGTACCCGAAGGTCGCGTCCATCTGCGTCGCAGAGCTGTCAGCCTTACCGTCAGCGTCGCCTGTGATGAGAGCCTGGCTGGCGGTAATGGTGCCAGCGTCAGCAAGCACCTCGCCGAAACCCTTCTGAAGAATCCACCCGTAACTGCCCGAAGCAATCGCGTGCTGAGCGACACCGATCAAACGACCGAGAGGCGCGTTAGCCGGCATCAAGACACCTTCGTAATCAGCCGTTGCGTCCTTGATGCCGATAAGATTGCCTTCAACGATGGTTGCACCCGACTTGATGTAAACCCACCGCTGGGGCCCCTGAACGGTGCTGTCGAGAGCCTCGGCCTCGCCAGCGTCCATGGGCCACTCAGTGCCTGGTTCGTACTGCTCAGTGGCGTCTACGGTGGTGACTGCATCAGGAAATGCGCGTGTAACAGGCATAGTAGCCTCCTATCAGAGTGCCGAGCCGCTGAAGCAGCCCTGAGCAACGAGGTTGGTGCAGATGAGGTTGGCGTGGAACTGGAACTTCGAGACGACCACGTCCTGGGAAGCGATCATGTCCTCGAAGTCCGAAAGCTCGGCCTCCTGAAGGACGCTGAACTCGAAGTACGCGGGGTTCAGGACGTAGCCGCCACCGTTGGCCATAGCCGTGGTGTTGAACACCGAGAGGGTACGATCGAGGTCAAGGGACTCGTGGAACGTCACACCGTTGTGAGTGATGGTGTGGAGATCCGACTTCTCCTGCTCGTCGTCAACCAGCTGGACACGAACGTGGCCGCGCTTGCTGTCTTCGAGGTTGGTCATCGAGTCGGGGTCCATGAAGCCGAGGGTCGGGGAACCCTCAACGCCGTAGTGACCGCAGAGGCGGATGACCTGACCCAGCTTCTTCAGACCTTCAGCGGTCCAAGAAGAGATGGACTTGTACTGGTTGTAGTAGAACTTGGCCTCACTCTTCTCGAGGGACTGCACCGTGTTGGCGACGCCCGACTGTGCCGAGGGCTCAAGGAAGTCCAGAAGACCGTTGGTGGTGCCGGTGAGGGTACCGCCCGCGAACAGGCCGTTCAGGGTCAGGAACCCGGAGAGTGCGGTCGTGTTGAACGAGTGGTTGCCCGTCGGAGCAGCACCGCTCAGGAAGAAGCTCTCGAGGCAGCGGTCCGTCGACTTCATGAAAGCCTCCGGGTACTTCTCGATGAGGCGCATGACGGCGAGGGGGCCATCGTTCTGCGCGAGCTCGCGGTTCGGGATGGCGATGGCAGCGGCGAGCCGGTGCGGCTCGACCTTGAGCTGCTCAGTCCGCTTGTTGCGGGTGAGGTTCAGCAGCTCGGTGCCGTTGTAGATGCCGCGACCCTGAGCCGGCGAGCCGGTCATGATTGCGCGCTCGATGGTCGTGCCGCCGTCGATGTTCTGGCGGACACGGTTGCTCTTCATGAGCGTGTCGAGAAAGGGCGTACGACGCATGAAGGTGTCAATCAGCGGACCCTTCAGCTGTCGGTAGGTCGTGTTCAGGACCTCGGTAGAAATAGCCACGGTGTTCTCCTGCGCTAAGGCAGATGGTTTGAGCGGAGTAGTAAACGACTTTCTACGCCTGCCCAGGACCTGTCTTGTCGGACCTTTCGGCTGCCCGCTCTCGAACACTGGGTGCGTGCAGTTTGTATATCAACCGTGTTCTATACGTGTCAATAGTAAACGAAAGTGCCCCCGCCCCCCCGGAGTAGGTGGGAGGAACGGGGGCAGCGGTCAGTTCTCGCGTTTGGCGGAGCAACCTGCCAGTGACGCGATCACTGCCGCAGAATCAGATTGCAGCAGCCGCGGCGGCGTACACGATGTAGTTGACCTTGACGCCGCTTCCTCCGGGGGTACCGCTCAACGTGACCGTAAGCGTTCCACCGCTGACAGCGGCATGAGCGATCGTCACCGAGCTGGTGGGTGCCTCAGCAAAAGTGGCGACGGCGATTCCTCCGCCGAAGTCCGAGCCGATTGCTACGGTGCCCGTCGCCGATCCCGACGCCACGGTGAACTGGCCTCCCTTGACAAGCCCAGTAGACATGGCTGCGCCGGGGTTCAGCATAACGGTGCCGTCAGTGGTGCCCGAGCCGACAACCATGATGGAGCCGACCGGGACGACGACAGCGCCTGCGGCGGTGGGCTTGGTCTTGGTGAAGTCGCCACCGGTGCTGAGGTAGACGGGGGCACCTGCGGTGCCGCTGCTGGTGTCCACGTTGGTGAGCACGACCCAAGGCACCGCCAGGAAAGACTCTCCGTCAGCGGCAGCTCCGGTCGCGACCATGATCACGCCAGCACGACGAAGCACAACCGTAGAATCCGCGGCGATAGCCTTCGGAATAACGCTGCCCGTAGCGGCGACCGCGTTGACAGCGACAAGGTCGTTACGCGAGACGGCGCCGTTTGCGACCATCTGAACGGCCTGTGCCCAGGGGTACTGAGCGGCGGGGTAGATTTCTTCCTGGCGAATGAGCGGCATGGGTGCCTCCTTGTAAGGTGGGGAGAGTCTACTGGGCGCGAAGCTCCCGCGTCGCGCATGTGTTCTGCTTGTGATACGGTCCCGTAGGAGGTCCTATGGGACGCAAGAGAGAGTACATCGCAGCTCGGTACGACCGGGGCACTTCTGACCGTGTTGACTGTCTTCGGGACTACGTGGCGGCTGAAGTGATTGGTCGCCGCACGGAGCCTGACGACGTGACCCGCTCTGAGGTGCTTCGCGCGCTTGTGGACTTTGGCCTCGAAGTATTCGAGAGAAGGGCACAGACATGGCGCGCAGAACAGGTCATGTCTGATAGAGGCAGTTCTCTCCTGACATGACATTTCGTGACAAACTCGAACACAGGCGTTTGACATGCGACAGGGCGCTCAGATTGTCGTTGCCCCTCACATGGATGCAGCGGCTGTCCATCAGATGTTCAGTGTCCCTGAAGCGTTCGTCAGCATGTGCAAGATCGTCCGAGAAGACGAGAGCACCGGATACCTGAACCCGACCCGGGCACAGGTGCGGACCCTGCGCGCCATCGAGGCGAATCGTTGGACCTTCGTGACGAAGTACCGTCAGGCGAAGATCACGACCATCACGCTCATGCACCTGCTGCTGCGCGACTGCATGTACCTGCAGGGCATCGCCGGCATGCTCATCGCCGACACCAACGCCACCGCGGAGATGGCGTTCAAGCGTCTGCGCTTCGCCTACGAGAACCTGCCAGAGCCGGTCAAGATGCCGCTGGCCGCAGGAAGCAAGGGCTCCAAGAAGGAGCTCGAGTTCATCCACGGCGGCAACATCATCATCAAATCACTCGAAGGGCGAGCCCCCGCTGTCGGTCACTCCATCGACCGGCTGCACATCACGGAGCTCGGTGAGGCCATCCACCAGCAGAAGGCCATCATCAACCTGTTCCCGGGCATCAACAAGCGACCGAACGCAAAGCTGGTCGTTGAAAGCACGCCAGGCCGAGCAGGCTCCTACCATGAGCGCATGTGGCATGAGGCCCTCCGACGGGACGGACAGTTCTTCCCGCTGTTCCTCGAGTGGTGGAAGGACGAGACCTGTCGGCTGCCGGTGCCCAAGAGCTTCCTCCCGACCGAGGATGAGCTCGACTACATGGGCAAACGTCCGGGCATGGACCTCGAGAACCTCTTCTTCATGCGAACACGCCTGCGGTCAGAGTTCGTCGGAGACACTCGGCTGTTCTCTTCGAAGTACCCGTGCGACCCGTACGACGGTTGGATCGGCAGCCAGCGCCCGATGATGCCCGAGGAAGTGCTGCGCACCCTGCTTGAGACCGCTGTCGAAGACCCGACCGAAGGCAGCTACGGCTGCGGAGAGTTCGAGGCGCCGATCAAAGGGCAGACCTACGAGGTCTACGCAGACCCGACCGGCTTCGGCAGCGTGGGTGACCCCGCAGCGCTAACTGTGTTTCACAAAGACGACTTGCGAGAGGTGGCGGTCTGGTCTGGGCGTGAGTCACCTGACCGCTTTGCTGTACGCATTCAGCTGGTCTGCCAGCGCTACAACAACGCTCGCGCCGTCGTGGAGTCGAACCACGCGGGCTGCATCACTGCGCTGCGCGAGATGAACGTGAAGATTACCTATAGTAAGCGTCAGCCCGGCTGGTACGCGACGCACAAGCGCATCGCCCAGGCTGAGTTCGCGCTTGTCCGGCTGCTCCGTGAGGATGACCTCATCATTCGCTCACGCTCAGGGCTGCAGCAGCTGCTCCGCTACGACGGTGATTTCAGCCGCCGAGAAAGGGGCGACGATGACTCGGGGCACCACTTCGACCGTGCCCGCACGTACGTCATGGCCGCAGACATGTTGGTGAAGGTCAAGCGCTACAACGACCGGCGTGCCGCACGCAGACAGAACGACGACGAAGAGCTCCTGCAGGAGGTCAAGCCAGGCCAAATCCCCTTTGGGCTGTTCAACCGCAAGCGTGATACCATGCGGCGCAGTCGGCAGGAGTCTCCCTTCTCTGTGCCGAAGATGAGGTAAGCATGGCTTCTAAGACCCCCAAGAAAGACTACGAGTCCGCGAAGCAGAAGATCGCAGACGAGTACAAGGGCAAGTCCATGAAGCCCGACGGCTCGAAGAAAATGTCTGACATGGCCGCCTCTGGTCGTAAACGCACAACCCGTAAGGGTTGAGGAGTTTTAATATGGCTCGAGGAAATATCACAAGCCGCCGCGACGCAGATGACGGCATGGAACTCACCTTTACCGATGAGTCGATTAACAAGATCGCCAGGTATAACGGCACGAAGGCGGACAAGACGAAGGCTGGCGAAAACCGCGTAATGGCGGCCCGGAACGCCCCACGCAACCTCTTCGGTATTCCGACGACTACTCCGACGACAGAAGACATCATGGCAGGCTACGAGACGTCACCTCAGGGTAGGGCTGCCGCGGCCAAGGCCAAGACCACGGCCACGACCACGACCAAGAAGAAGCTCGCACCAGTGTTTCTCGCAGAGAAGGCTGTAGGCCAAGACGTAAGTATCCTGCAGGATTTCCTGCAAGAGCAAGGTTTCTACAAAGGCCGCAGTGACGGGGACTTTGGTCCACAGACCACGGCGGCAGTCAAGGCATTTCAGAAGGACAGGGGCTTGTACCCGGACGGGCTTGTCGGCGACGACACAATGAGGGAGCTGCGGGAAGTGCAGATGGCAGCAAACGCCGAAGCCGCTCGGAAATACGCCGCCGAGCAGTCTGCTCCGGCGCCCGCAGGAGATTCAGGGCCCATCACTACGACGCGCTTTAGGGCCGATGGAGTAACCCCGGAAGAGATCGTCGAAGTTGTGACACATGACTCTCCCGAGTTCGAAGCGTTGATGCAGGCAAATCTGTCCGATGCGGCCATTAACGACATGTACGACAGAGGGTTGCTGGAAGGCTACGCACGAGATCTGCTCTTGGGTAGTAGCCTGGAAAAGCTCTCAGCACATTTTGCCGACGATCCAAACGCGCCTGCGCTGGGCATGTTTTCCCGCTTCAACGCCAAGCCGACAAATCTTCGATAACAGATGATACCCCTCGCCAAGCGCGCAAAAAGCAAGAGCCGTAAGGCCTAAGGAGTTTCGAAATGGCCCTCCCCACATTTCCTGCAATCGACGGATTTGTCCGTGACATTTCAATGGTGACGTACTCCGACATCAAGGCAGGTCAGGAAGCGCTAGCCCGCGCCGCGCAGAATCCAAGACAGGGCGCCGCCCTACAGGAAGCCATGGCGATGTTGGGCGATCGCGTTCAGATGACGTTTGACTTCGCTCGGCCCACGGGGGCAGCCGCACAGCAGGCACTGCGAAATGCAAACAACGAGGCTACTCGTCAGGCGGCCCTGAGAGTGGCAACGCTCATCGACCGAGGGATGAAGCCCGCACAGGCGGTAGATCAGCTGGTACGAGGACCTTTCGGAACCAACATGTCCAACCTCGCGGGTGCGCTGAATCAGGCAGGTTTTCGGCAGATTGAAGCGAACTCGCCTACGCAGGCGCTTGTCCGAGTCACTCAGCAGGTACAGCCCGTGCTCGCGGAAGTACAGCGGGGCGCCCAGCAGGTCGCCGCGCAGGCCGCGCGGCAGGTTCCAAACAACCCGTATGCCACACAGGCGCTTGTGCGTACCCAGCAAGCGGCTGCTCCGGCGCAGCGACTTCTCGAAGCAAACACCGGGCCATCTTTTGCGCAGGCGCAGCAAGGTGCCCAGCAGGCCTCCGCACAAGCACAGCGAGTGGCGGGTGGAGCAGTTGACTCCGCGCGAAGAGCGCTACCTACGGTGAGAAAAGCCGCTCCTCAGGCGCGGGCAGCCGCCACACAGGCACAAAGAGTCGCACCTCTTCTCCCGGTTCTTGCTGGCGGAGCAGCTGCCGCAGAGACCGCGGGGCTCACTTCGGGCCTCGCCTCGGGGCTCGGTGCGGTGGGGTCCGCAGTAGCGGCGCCCTTGCTTGCTCTAGGTGGTACTGCGCTGGCCGTTAACGAGCTGGCAAAGACCCAGGACGTAGTGGAGCAGCTGCGCTACACCGCAGGCCCTCGTTCGCGAAACAAGACTCTGGGCATTCGCGACGTCAACATGCAGTCGTTGAGCAAAAACCTCAACTACTACCAGCTCGAGAAGCTTCGCGACGAGGGTGTCATCGACCAGAGCGTCCTCGACGCGTACCGCGCGCCTGGCGACGAACGAATCCCGGACTACGTGCCTCCTGGGGAAGCGCCCGCGGCAAGAGACAAGATTATTCTTGAAGATATTGAGATCAACGCCGAGCGGCCCAAAGTTGGGGGCGGAAGCACCGGTAATCTGATGATGGGCTCTCGCGGAGCTGGCGTACAGGAGGTCCAGCGTAAGTTGAGCGCGTTGAGCTCGCTAAGCCCCGGAGTTAACTTCGACCTTGGGGGTTTCGGGGCAGATGGTAGCTACGGCGATAAAACGAAGGGGGCTGTCGAAGCTTTCCAGCGCATGGCTGGAATCGAAGTAGACGGCATTGTTGGGCCAGAGACTCAGACGGCGCTGGACAAGGCCATGGAAGCGGCGATTAGCGCCAAGCAGGCCGAGTCTGCCGCGCGAGAAGCAACGCCCGCGGCAGCGCCCGCGGCTCCCATGGCAGCAGCGGGCTCGGAGTTTGGCGCAGGAATCACACGTGTCGACGAAGGAGTTTTCGACGCTGCGGCTAACGAGTTCGAGGACATGCGGATCATCCCCACCAAAGCCGATACCGAACCAGAAAGGCGTATGCCCATTGATAATGTTCAGGCCTACGAAGACCTTGAGCTGGACGAGGAGCCGCGGCTCACTGCGTTTCCGATGTTCCGTAGCCGCCGGAACCGTCGATGAACTACCCCATGCACTCGCAGGACCTGGTTGGTCTCAAGGACCTCATGGCGCACATCTTCGAGAAGTTCGGCCCTGATGCCGTGATTCTCGAGGTCGTGCAGGACCCTGGTTCTCACCCTCCAGGCTGTGAGTGCATGGAGTGCATGGAAGGCGACAAGTACATGCACGAGTTCTTCGGCGACGAAGAAGAATACGAAGGACCCGGCGAGATGCACCGAGAGGAGCACGCCGAGGAAGTGAGCAACGACATGTCTGGTCAGATCGACGAGATGGTCGGAGAACTCCGCAAGGCTTCTGAGACGCACGCCGGGCAGGCTGTGCGCCTGCAGAACATCGCGGCGGCTCTGAAGTCAATGGGGGATTGAGTGGCCGAACGCTTCTCTGACGATGATGCCGTGCGTGCTTACGAGCAGAAGCGCACGGAACAAGACCTGGCCGCGCGAATCGCGCAGGCCGAAGCGTCTGGTGTTGACTGGACAAAAAGTCTTAGCGATCAGGACCTCGTCAATATCTTCGGAACTCCCGGCGTATCTCCTGGCAGCCTGACTACGTTTGGTCAGGCGAGGTCTGCCGGAGACCCGGGGAGGTCGTCCGGCCAGATTATTGAACAAGCCGATGGGTCTGTGCTGCTGACCAACGTCGGCCCCTCATCTCCTCCGCCAAGCAGGGGAGTGAGCTCGACGGCGTCCCCGAGCGCACGCCGCGCACCCACCCCCGTTGCTCCTGCGCAAAGTCCGGCGCCGGCCTCACCGCCGTCTCTTCTCCCAACGGCCCCGGGCGCAGCCCCGCGCGCGACTGTCGCGCCACCGTCAAAGCCTCCAGGGGTTTACGCGCCTTCTCCTCGACGCAGCTACAGCAGAAACCCAAACCAGATCAGCCAAAAAGACCGCGAAAAAATCGAGGCAAACCTCACACAGACGGCGGGGGGGATTTTCGGCGGCAAACTGGGAGATGCGGCAGCCGCGATCGCGACAGGGGATCTCGACGTAGTAGGCATATTGGCGCCTCCCGGCGTGCCGGAGTTTGCTAAAGGCGTTCAGTCAATCTACGAAACTGACCAGAGCCAAAGAACTGAAGCCGGTCTTCGCTATGGGTTGAAGTCTTCCGGGCTACCCTACGATCGTCTTCAGCCCTCTACCGCTAAGCAACTCTCTCCGACACAGCTGAAGTCGCTTTACGACGACGGAGTTATCACCGAGGCTGCTTACGAGTCAGCCCGAGGAGGTCAGTAGTGGCCAAGCTGAAAGACCTCATCGAGCAGCATCTCACATACTACAAGGACTACGAGAAGAACGACTTCGATCGTGCTCGGTCCTACTACCGTGGTGATTTCTGGGAGACGTACGAGAAGCAGGGGGCCACCCTCGACGCGCGCATGTCCTCGATGTACGCGCAGAAGAACCTCATCTACGCCATTACCGACACTGCCATCAGCAGCCTGCTGGGTCCAAACCCACAGGTCGCTGCGATGCCGCAGACGCCGGACAGCCAGGACCTGGCAGGTGCGACCAACGGTTTGATGGAGTGGGCGTTCCGCTCGGTCAACATGCGGC